CCGGATAGTTGCGGTTCATGTTTCTGTATGTTGGATGGTGCTCTTTTACTTTAAGCTTGCAAACATCATCTGGATGGTTTTGACGAAACTCTTCCAAGCTGTCAGTTGTCTGCTTAGTAGCTTTATGCCGATTTGTGGCAACCACATTGTCATTGAGCGTGTACACACGGCTCATGTTTTCGTTATTTAGTGCTCGTCTATCGTGGCGGCGGAACTGTTTAAGTTCATACGGCACACGATTGTTGATGCCGCTATCGCAAACATCATTTGGTAAAACAGACCAAGCGATACAATAAGCATCGAGCCAATGGTCTTTGCTTACGCCGTGCGCTGAACGGTAATCGTAGGTGCTTTTACCATTGGTCGCAAAGAAATGTTTCGGGAAAAGAGAACTCAACTCTTTCGTCAGCGCCGGAATGATTTGATTCAACACACTCAAAGCGCCATATTTTTTATTGAGTCCGGTTTTCTTTTTGGCAAGCTTCTTTTGCCACGCGGTATCCTTATGCACAAGGTCGTGGTGCTTTGTGCATAAGCCAACAATGTTGCCAATGGTATCGCTGCCGTTTTCAGATTGCGGAACCACATGATGGTAATGGGCAATGGGTTTCTTGCAAAACAAGCAATGGTGTTCCTGCATTTCAGAGACGGCTTCTTCAAGGTTTGCTTTTTGATAGAGCGGACCTTGCTGATACTGCCACTTCTGAATGTTAGGATTATCCAACTGCATAAACGCAAATTTGTTGATTTCGAGCACAGCATCGCTGATAGGAAGAAACTTCCGAATCTTCTTTACCAAGTTGATGTGTGTTTGCAGCAACTGATTTGCGGTAGGTGTGAGCCAGCCTTCCGGTCTTGTGCGATTGCTGAACTTTGCTTCTTTGTTTTTGATGCCGATGCAAAGAACTTCTTTCTCACAGCCGGGAAGGTGGCGTTTGATGACACCAATCTCCTTTGCACGTTTGCTGACGCTGCCGTTTTGAGCAGTTGTTTGTTTTACGCACTTTTTAGAAATGGTGCCATTTGCTTTGGCTCTCCGTTGACGGCGGCATCGTCTGCCATTGGTGCGTCTTGCACGGCGAGAGTCTTTGCGCTTTTTCATCAGTTTCGGAATTTCCTTGTTGCGGGTTTCCAAATGCGCAGTAAAGACTGCTGTGCCGTCCGTTTTAACAACAGCAACACCGATATTAGTTCTGCCGGGGTCGATACCCAAGTAGAGATGCTGCACTACATCATCGGTTTCATACAACAGTTGAATGGTAAACGGTTTTGTTCTCACGACTCGCGCCTTTTGCTCTTTAAGCAGATGACGCACATGTCCACCGCGAGTCGTAGGCATCAAAGGTTTACCGTCTTTATTGAGCACATATACAGTGGACATATACGCCACCTCCTTTACGATAAGTCTCCCCTGCCGAAGCAGGAGGTTGTGTTTCCCTTGGCTAGATGACGCCTTCGCATGGTTGTAAGCTGGGAAAACCGTACAAGTGCAGCTCGTCATCTTGATGTACAAAAGTACATCCGCCTGTGATATTGAAGGAACTTAGTGGAATGGGGCCATTCCACTAAAATTCTTCAATATCCATTTCGGCGTACCATTTGCGGATGAGCTCATCCGGCAAGACCGCCGCTGCTTTGTCAAGTACATAGCGCAGAAGGTCAAGGTCTGTGACAGCATCAGGCGTATAGCCGAGGACACGGTTCATCTTTTTATAGTCTCTCGTTTTGATGATATGCTCTCTGACCTCATCCCATAAGGATGCTTTGAGAGGCTTGCTGTAGATTCCCTGAATGCAATATACCGTGTGTCCATCGGCATCCTGCTTTTTGCCGGTAACTGCCTTTACGCCTTTGCAATATGTATGGAGAAGACGCATGGCGTATTCTTTTGCTTCAAGGCAATTTGCGTATAGGGTTTGGTTGTTTTCATCGAAAGAGAAGTATTTGCTGTTGCCATCATCAGCAAGCTGCATAGAAAGGCTTCTGAAAGTGAAATAGTTGTCCTTTTTTTCGAGCTGCTCTTTGGTTGCTGCAGTAGGAATTTGGATGGCATCGTCTTGCATCCACATGGGGGTTACATTGCTGTCGTTCAAGATAATGATATGACGGCTGTCATCGTTTTCATCTCGAATGGTGGTATTTACTTGTGCAATCCATTCTTCGGGCTCGGACCAAGTGTCACCGGCATATACCATCGTTGTAATGTCTGGATGCTCTTTATTGGGGAGCTCGGCATCTACCAAGTTGAAAACCCGGTCAAAGAGCCAGCCGGAAACATTGATGGCAGAGCATTGAGTCTCGAATAAAGGAACTTGTGCGTATACCGATGCGTATACCGTTTTTCCGTTCTTTTCATCAACAGCGAGCGCAAAGTGGTTGAAGTCATCGATGGATAAGCCTAGTTTTTCCGCGACTGTTTTGAGGTCGAATTCGCGAAAACACTTATTGCCTCTGAATACGATTTTTGCTTGCATTTTTTTATTACACTCCTTCTTGGTTTATATGCAAAAAGGCGAACTTCCCGGTTGGGAAGCCCGCCTCAAAGCAGAAATGTGAATGATAGCGCTACATAGGTGTATGGTATCTATCGTTCACATACTATGGTATTCAGTTCGCAACATTCGTCAACTTTTTCCGACGGCAATCATCGCCGCAATCATGTCTCCGGAAACGAGAAATAGAACGAAAAGTGCCGCTGCACCGACTGCCGTTATTGTGAATGCAAGTCGAAAGAATTTCTGCTGGTCATCGTAATAGTAGATTGACGCTTTCTGATAGGCAAGCGCCATTGCAACAATGACCACCAGAAACAGTACCACCACAACGACTAACATGGCTTTACTGACCGTTCTGCACAGGAGGCTTAGGCTGGCTCATGCCGTTGCTATCCTGCGGCTGAACCGGAGCCTGCTGCGGGTATGTAGGCTGTTGCGGAGCTTGCTGGTAACTCTGCTGAGGGTACACCGGCTGCTGAGGCTGCTGATACTGCGTATTGGGGTTTTGGTAGCTGACATTCTGGTTCGGCTGATAATCCTGCGGCGGCTGGGTGTAGACAGTCTGGGTGTTAGCTGCCGTAGCCTTGCGCTCATCGTACTTGTTCTTTAACTGGTCATAGGAATAACCATCTTGCGGTACGCCGAGATACTGATACTGACCAAAGCCCAGAATCATGTTGAAGATAGGATTGACCAGTACAAGACCGATGGTAAAGCCAACGCCTTGACCAAAAGAAACGGCCTTCTTGTACTGCGTGACAATTGTGATGACAAGGTTGGCGAGGATGAGTAGTTGACCGAGAAGCGGTACAAACGCCAGTGCTGCCAACACAATTGGGACAAGGAACAGCCAGCCGTTACCCCAGTAAATCTTAAACTCGATGTACTGTTTGTAGAACGGTACGATGGCCGCCCAGCCGGGTTGTCCGGCTTTTGTGAAGATTTTCCAATTGGCGATGATGGAGATGACGAAATACGCCACAACCAGCAGCCAAAAGGTGCCGAGAATGCCGAAAATGGCATTCAGAGCCGCAGTTTCTGAATACGACATGTGAATTCCTCCTTTGCATGTCTATGGGAAAATATATCTAAAGCCGGTCGGCTTTAGTCCTCTTGAGTGGCAGCAGCTTTGCGTTCTTCCAATTTTGCCTTTGCAATGGCTGCCAGGCGTTTGCCGTTCTCAACCATAATAGCGCGGCGCTCTTCCGACATTTTGACGGGAGCACGGAGCTTTACCCACTTCTTGGGCAATTCTGCTTCTACGCAATCCTCCATGTCGACGGTCAGCTTAACATCATCGGGATATTCGGCTGCCAAGTTGCGCAATTCCTGCATGCGCGACCGATTACGAGTATAGTAGGATGCTTTTTTCTCGGCATCACAAAAATTGATGACCGTCTCGCGCTCATATGCCGCATCAGAGCTGATAGGCGTTTCATTGATAGGTTTCATGTCTGCCTCCTCAATCGATAAGAACCGCTTTTTTCGGAGCACCGTCCGGAACCAAGTTACAGGCATACGCCCAGCGCGGCAGCATAACATGACCACGCACGGTTACAACAGTAAGTTCCCTTGCGGAAGGCTGTTCGAATTCGGACGGCTCTAAGGCGCTGCGTGTGAGCAGGATAGCGTCGTCATCTATATCCTCAAGCATTCGTTTCAGTTCTTTGACTGTCATTAGTGGCTCCTCCCTTCAAAACAGTATCCAGCGCTTGCAAAAACAATGTTGATTCCGTATTGTAGATACCGCGTCCATTGATTGCAGTGATTTCATAGCGTTCGACAAGGAATAAGCTCTCCTCGCCAATGAATCCTTGCGGCCAAGGAACGGCATAGTACGCAAACGGGCTGTTGTTAGTTGCATATCCGATAATCATATATTTCTGCTCCGGCTGTTCCCGAACAGAAAGAACAGTACCAAGCGGCAAAGCATCTTTCAACGACGGTTCCGAAGCGGTTTGTTGTGTACGAAGAATTTTCAAATGGGTACACCTCCCCTATCTAAAAGTGTACGCAACTCGCACAAATGTGCAACAAAAAAAGCGGCCACCCTCGAAAGGGTGACCGCATAGTCAGGTGTTATTCTTGAGCTGCGGCAACTTTGAAGTCAAAGAGCTGCTTGTTGGTAGCGCAGGAAAGTGTGTTGATTTCCGAGCGGTTTTCGAAGATATCCGTTTCGGGAACCATTTTGCCATAGTTCCTGTCAACGAACACCACATGAGGAGTCGTATCGTTTTCTTTGCGAGGCGCAAGGCTGGCACCGGCATACCATTCCGTTTCGTCCTCACCCTGCTCATCATAGAGACAGATGAAAGGAGCGGGAACATCGGGAGTTGGGAGCGTCAGCGAACCAACCTGCATCTCATCGCTTTTTGCAGCCACGCAGATGTCAATAGGCGGGTTTCCATTGCTGTAATTCCACTTGGGGTAAGACTGAGCTTTGATGGTGGTTTCCCCATCGTTCACTTCGACACCAAGTGCAACAATGTCAAACGTGATACCGAGCTTCTCTTTCAGCTCTTCGGGCGTGATAGTCATAATGTGACCATATTCATCTTTGATAAAAAGGTTCATGGTTTACATCTCCTTCTTTTTGGTAGTATACAGTCGAAGTGTTCGACTTTGAAGACTACAAACATGGTTGTCTCTCATTTTCGTTAGTAGATGTAATCGCCGTTTTGCAGCGATTTTTGGATGTCGCGGATTTCTTCTGTGCTCAGCTTCACATTCCCGATAGGTGTGCAGTCATTGCCGAGATAGTCGGAATCCGTTACGATGCAAGCGTAGCCAAGCTCGTTGAGCCTATAGAGAAATGCGTTCTTGAGAGACGCATCCAGAGCGGTCTCAATGAGAGAAACGCCGGGAAGGTCTGTATAAGGGTCTTTGACTATCTTCCACTCGAAAGTATCTGTGTCACAGTAGCCAGCTACATAGACATGCGGCGGAGCTTCCTGCTTCAGGTTATAGTCTTTCAAATGGTTGAGGTCTGTGGCTCGTTTCATGCTGAATGCCTCCGACAAGGCGTAATTGACTTTGCCGTTGACCATAATACAGACGATGCGCCCACCATCTTCATCAAGTCCTTCAAGCCCCACAATAAGAGAATCAGAGAGTTTGAAAGTGATGACTTTAGTATCCAGCAGCTTGCGGACAAAGATAATGGCAGTGATGATGTACTCGTCTTGACGAACATACTCTTTGAACATCACTCGACATCCTTCCTCTCGGCAAGCGCACTGCGAACCTCATCGATAGCGTTGGCAATCGTTTCGTTTTCCATCTGGGTCATCCGTTCAAACAGGTTAGACCAGTCGATGGCATTGTAGACTTTGTGGATGAAAGCGTCGTAAGTTCCGGCAGTTTTCATAGCTTCGATTTCTTCATTGTGGCAGCCGGAATCTTCCAGCACGAACTGAATGTCATCGATGGGGTTAATCTTGATTGTTGCTTCGTCCTTGTTCATAAGAGATACTTCCTTTCTGTTTATACGCAAAAAGGCGAACTGCCCAAATTGGGAAGTCCGCCTAAAGCGTAATGTTAAGTGTGCGAAGGGCAGGATGCCTTTTCGATAACTGTTATCTATCGTACATTTCCCATTTTATGCGATTCGCACATTCGTGCAACAAAAAAATGCCGCCACCCAAAAGGATGACGGCAGATAAGATTAGATTTCGGCGCAGAATGCTGCAAGACGCTGCCAAAGCAAGTAGTTGTCGTAGCTCATGCGAACCTTGTCAGGTACGCCGGATACAAGATACCATTTGTGAGCAGTTGCCTTGATGTGAGAAATGCGTTGCTGCTCGCTGCGGGTAAACGTCTGGCTGTACAGCCTGCGACGACGACCGCTATTCCAGCGAGAGCCTTCCATCGTCTCACAAATCAGTGCGTAGCACAAATTGTTCTGCACTTCATCGTGCGTCATTTCGACCATGACATCCATCAGCGAGCACCTCTCTTTTCCCGTGCGATATGGAGCATGTCAATGGCACGCTCCAGAGAGGCATCGTCGTCAGCCAGATAGCGGACCTGCTGGATAGAACCGAGTTTCGGGTATTCCGACAGGACATAGGTGCCGACAGGCTGCGTCACCGTACCCTTGGCATAGTCGATAGCCATATTGTTGGCAGGGACAGCCAGACGGCGGATGCGGTCGCATTCCTTTGCATAATTCAGCGGGCAGGCAGTTCCGATGGGAGTTTTGCCATCAATACCCGTGACAGTCACGAGGTATGCCTTGATGGTTTTTGACTCGGAAGTCTCCTGCTCGTTGTAGTATTTATAAGCCATGTACGCCGGGGTGTTTCTCTTGATTACCTCGGATTCACGACCCATGTAGGTGCCGCATTCGCGGGCAAGCCAGAGAAATGTCTGAGGCTTGCCGGTCTTTGCAACTTCCTTTGCTGCCTGCTTGATACGCGCTTCATCGATTTTGTAATCTCGTGCGTAGTGCTTGACGGTATCCTTTACGACTGCCTTGAGGCAATCGCAAATCGCGACATTGTTATTTTCGTTTTTCATGGGGGCTCCTCCCTATTAGTCCGCCATGACCTTAGAAACATTCATGTCATAGCGGTGGTATTTGTTGATGTAATCGAAAATGGTGTTGACTTGCGCTTTGGTTGCGGTGCGAGTCTCATCCATATCGAGGAATGTATTGCCCATCGAAGGATTTCGAATTGCAATCCAGCCGCGCTTGTACAGGTAGTCGAGACCCTTGCCGCTCCAGTCATACGCCATATCGAGAACTTCATGGTCAGAAAGACCGAACGCTTCACGATTGCGCATAATGATACGACCGGCAAGAGCTGCGTGCTCACCAAACTCACAAGCATACCAAGTGCCATCAGGAGCAATTAGCCCGTATTCGGTCAGGCTATGCTTGATGGGCATATCATTGATATAACGGCTGTAAAGATGCTGACGTCGCTCAACAGAAGACCCCTTCATATTCTCATCAATCCAGTTCGAGAGTTTTGCCCAAAAACCGGTCTTATAGAAATCAGGAGCAGACTCTTGTTCGGATAGCGGTTCGCCGTTGAATTCTGCCACAAGGTCAGGACGGTTGAGCAACCACGCACCATTGTTAAAGGCATCGGTGTAACCCGCATCGCCAATAACATAGTCCTTGATGCTGTCATAGCTATAATCGATATAATGACGCTCTACATCCTTACAAAGCGTATCATAATCGAATGACATAGCGAAACGGTCGATGTACTTGAGTGGATGCACAATCATATCCTCACGAATCTGACTGACCAGCATCTTGCGCTGAAGTTCTTCGACCTTTTGACCCAAAGGGCGCACCTTTGTGTTGTCATCGACAAGCTCGAACTCATTGATACCAACGAGCTTCTTACGCCCTTCAATGATGTCTTGACAGACACGGCGCTTTTCTTCTTTGTCGCCGCCTTCCATGCAGGAGAATAACAATTCTTCACACTTTTTATACGGCTTGTTCATGTTCCAGAACCAGTCGCGGGCAACATTGGTGAGAAACTCACCGTCTATGGAAAAATTAAGCCGTTCACTCATTTAGATTTCTCCTTGTTTATGCTTTTTCACCAAAAACGGTAGAAAGACCGTCCAAAATGAATCTGCACTGTTCTGTCATGGTTTTGCCGGTTTCGTCTGTGCCATTCAGGTCAGGATTCGAGGAGTAGAACATTAGCCTTTCTTCCAGCTCACGAACGACGGCGCTGCGATATTCGTTATCGAACAGATGTTCGGCAATATCCTTTGTGCTTTCCACGCCTTCGTTATCGTGCCACTCATAGGGGTCGTCCATCAGACGAAAGCGGTCCAATGTATCTGCAATAGCAGAAATACTGATATCTTTCATTATGGTTACCTCGTTTTTGATTTTTAGCCGTTGTCTCGATAGAATCGGTCACACTCTTCCTCAGTCAGAACTACGCCAAAATATGCGACGCGTTTGACAGTGGTTTCCCATATGCGAAGAGTGCGTGGCATAGGCTGAACGACCCACGAATGAGAGCGCCAAAGCCCATCTTCGGAAAGAGCATAGCCCGTTGCAATGAAGCAGCGACCTCTGTTGGCATCCCAAAGATTAGCGGAATTGCAATGGCACTGACACGGTTCTCCTTTTCGCATGTAGCTGCTGCCATAGAAGAACTGACCACGGTCGAGAATTTTTTGCGCGTCCTCGTCATAAGTGGTCATGCAGACTTCATCTCCACCGAAGGTAAGAATATGGTCATGCAGTTTCTTCATTGTCTCTAAGACTTCTTTGGAGAAGCCAGATGTGCCGTGGTAGACTTGATTCTCGCTGAGCCAAGCCTTCCAGTCTTTGCTCATGGGATTCCATTTGACAGGTACGGGCATCTGGTTCGCGGTGAGAATGGGGTGTTTAGAACTGTTCCAGCCTTTCATTCTGCTTTTTCCTCTTCTTTCATCAGTCTCTCAATTTCGCTTTTTAGCTTCGCACGTTGTTCTCCGGTGGGCTTGTATTTGGAAAGCTTTTTAGAGTCCAACAGCTTATCGAATTCCGAAAGGAAGATAGAGGGAAAAACGGCTGCGTTAAGCGGGGATGTACGAATCCAGTTCTCGATACTATCAATCAGATGCCAGTATTCCATGCCGTAGAGGTAAGCAGAGTCTTTATCGGCTTTTCTGGCTCTTTCGTCTTGGTAATCATCACAAGGAATGGAAATCTTAATATTTTCAAGATAGACCTCGAAAATATCAGCAACCAAGAAGGAAATGTGCTCGATAGTATAATCCTCCGCATGCGTAAAGTTCTTATACACGACGCTTGACCTCCTTGTGCTTAGAAGGTTTGACCATCTTGAGCATAATGCCGCAGCATTTGTTCAGCGCGTAAATACTCAGGAAGAGCGTCACAACATTGGTGACATTGAAATCCTGTGCCAGAGCACTGATGCTCATAAGGATGCCCAGAACGAAAAATGTGGTGAGGAGCTTAACAATGGTATTGATTATCTTATTCATGGTATTTTCCCTTCTGCTCCTTAGTGGAGCATATCAATGATTTTTTGTACGAGAGCATCGTCCGTCACAAACTGGTTGCGTCCCATGACGCCAAGACCAATGGAGGAGCAATCCTTCATGTCGGCAGCATAGCGAACCAAGTTCTTGTCGGACAGAGGCTGATAAATGGCTTTTTCGGTATTGACATAGACGCATTTTTCATTCAAGAGGTTTGCAATATGACCAGAACACCCCACTTTCTTGCCATTGATGGCAATGTTGTGAAGGTCGTGAGTCAGCATCATGTCATCACTGTCTGCTTCAATAGCGGCGAGCTGATTGAGCAGTTTGCGGGACAAATAGGCACTCTTTGCCATTGTGTGATACATCCTTTCTTTGTTAGAAGTATTTGTACGCTGCGTTCAGTCGCTCTCGATAGAGGTCGAGTGTCGTCAGGTTGGCGCAGTACACTTTAGAAGCAGAAATCGGTACATTGACTCCTGCTTCCATGTGGGAAAAGAACATTGTCAAACTATCTTCTACACCGCTGCTGCAAACAAGCGTTTCATATACCGGATACGAATATCTGGCATTCATGCTGTATTTGCTCTGAAGCTCATACACCAGAAACGCAACTTGTCCTTCTGCAGAAGTGGCATCAAGCCCTGCTGTATAGCACCAGTTGAAGAGGTCGGATTTGCGGCTGTAGGTCCACTGCAGGAGCCCATATCCGCCGTCATTTGGATTTTCTGCCGTAGTGCGAAGACCGCTCTCCATTGACATGCAACCCATTACCGCAGCAGTACCGGCTTTAGAGAGACCTGCATTGCGTAATGCGGTATAGATGGAAAGCTCATTTTCGGAGAGATTCTGCGGTACGGCATCTTCTGATTCTTCTGCGACAACTGATTCGTTCTCAACAGCCGTTTCCGCTGTCTCAACTTGTGCATCAAGCTCTTTCGCTTCGATGGCAGGAAGAAACGGTGCATTGTGAGACGGAGCGTTCGGCTCACGGAGCTCGGTTTCCAAAGGCGTGATGTACTCGATTTCTTCCACAGACTCGGTCGGCTCAATCGGTGCTGCGTAAGTAGGAACCGAGAAAAACCAGACGATACAGCCTATGATGGTGAGAACACTGAGGACAAACGCGGTGTAGGCGATGAAAATCTTCTTCTTGTTTTCCATTGGTGTGATACTCCTGTCTTGACAAAAATTCCCGTCCGACAATGCCGGACGGGTTGTGACGGCTGATTTTGTTCGAAAAGGCTTTACGCTTCGCGTACCACGATGCCGGTATAGCCACTGTTGGCAAGATACCGATGCGCCGCCTCATAGGCGTCGCCGAGCGTCGGGGCATCCACATACCCGATGAAATCGGAGCAGATGGTCATGCCGGAAAAACCTGGGTTACCGGCATAAATCGCAAAACGAGTGTTTTTCGGAGCAAAAAGCTTGGAAATAGACATAGCAGACCTCCTTATCAGTTGCTGTTGAAATGGGTGGATGGCGGATTTCTGCAAACAAAAAAGGCAGGCCCACCATAACGGTGAGTCTGCCTTTAATAAATGCAGAATTGTGAAAAGCTGTACGTCCGAAATGCTTCGGAAAAGTAGAATGTTATCTATCGTACAACTCCCATTCTACGCAACTCGCAAGAAAGTGCAATATTAAATTCTCAGATATCGTACCACCACGGAACGGGGCGCTCTGCTTTCTGTTGCTCGACCTTTTGCCACGGAGCGTTAAATTTGCCATAGACTGTCTCGTCCAGTCGCTGTTCACATTCAGAACAAAGACCACCTATCGGCATATCCCATAAAGGAGTTGTGATGAGCTTTCCACAACAATCACAACGTACGCCTTCTTCCACTTCTACGACTTCTCGCATAAAGTTTACAGTCTCAGCATCACCCATAAAAATCAGAGGGGGAGTTTCCAAATCCTTATCCGAGTGAGCAATTCGTGGCAGTATATAGAGGGTGTTGAAGTTCCAAGGAATATCTGTTTTATAGAACGCTCTGAAAAGTGTATTCTTGCTGTGAGGCAAGGACATGAGGTTAGAATAGCTTTTGTCCTCCGTCAAGTCTACTTCAGCCATCGGTTAGATGTCCCCTTTCAACGCCTTGAATGCTGTGCGGACGCGTGCAAAGAAACCCTTCTTCGGAGCAGGTTTTTTCTCGCGTTGACGATAAAGCCCGTTCATGGAGTCGTCAAGATTGCTGAGCTGGTCGCTCAGTTCCTGCAGACTTTCCGGCGTGGAGAACTTCTTGATAATATCCCGGTTGGCTTTTTCCTGCACTGTTGCGACCATCTTATCGAGCGTCAGGTCACAATATTCATCAACCCAATCGCCGATAAAGTAGAAGCGCTCCACAATCGTGCGGGTCGCAGCATCCTGAAATGTGCCAAAGAGAATCGGGTCTTTCTCGCGCTTGACAGCTTCTACGCGGCGTTCTTCCCTGTGCGTGTAGTCTGTAAAGACAACATACATCTTATCGAAGATGCCTTTGCATTTTTCAATGCGGGCAATGATTTCCGGCGGAATACGGCGCTGGTAGTTTTCGAGCTCCACAATTTTGACGACTTTATTATCGACCATGTGAATGAAGTCATCGATATCGCTTTTGTAAACAAATGTATCGATACCGACATCGAGAAGCTTTTTCTCGCGGGTAATGTTATCAATATGGAACAGGAGCTTTTTCTGAGCTGCTATCTGTCCGGACCGCTGGTATTCGTCCAGCAGCGTCAGGCAGTTTTCATAGAGCTTAGACAGCCCTGCTTCCGTCATGACCTGTTTACGGCTTTTGACCTCGGCAAAATATTCTGCCGGTGATACAGTAGTGTTGTTATTCATGACACACCTCCAAAAAATGTGTGCTAATTCTGCTCCAACCAAATCTTGGTCATCTGCAGAAGTTTATTCTGAAATTCGGGATTGAGGTAAGTAGGTACATTTGACCAGACAGAATTATGGATAATCGGGTATCGCCAGCTTTCATTATTGCGGATAATGCGTCGAATTTCAATGTCAGCGTTGACCAACCAGCGTTTTTTCGTTGAGATTGGCTTCCTGTATTCTGTCAGCCAGCATTCACCCGTAAAATTTGCATCCCAAACATATTCGGAAACTTTCTTTTCATCAAAAAATGTCGAGTTGTTATTCTCGGCACAATAGGTTCTCACGATGAAAGGAAACTGATATTGTTTGCCCCAGATTTGCTTTGTATGAGAGGTCCTCAATTCTTCGAGCAAAAATGGGAAAGTAATGCCGGTCACTGTGATGCCGGTTAAGCATTCATCAAGAGACCGGCTAACGCAGATGCGCGGGATGCTTTGGCCCTCTTCTTTCATTGCATTTGCCGGAATTTTTGGTATCACTTTGGAAGGAACAGCCCCGATATCCGCCATCAAATGGTAAAGGTTCATAAAGTCACCTTACTTTTTGCGAAACGGGTCGAGAGCTCCGGGACGATAGTTGCTCTGAACATATGCTTTGATGTCCCCTTCTTCGAGCTGGTCGAGCAGATTCATCCAGCACTGGGCTTCAATCTGCATTGGACCGCCCATGTGCAGGGCTTTATCGCATTGACGAAGGTCGTACTGAAAGTCGTTTTTGTATCGGCAATCTTCTGCCGCCTTGGCGTACTTTGTGAATGTAGTAGTCAATTTTTTCATCTCCTTGAAATCTGGAATAAAACAAAAAAGAGCAGACTCTCGAAATGAGAGTCTGCTCACGGTTGTATAACAGATTGTAAATCGTCTGTAGGGGGGGTAACGATATGTTATCTATTATACATTATTTAGTTTACCCAGTTCGCACAGAGATGCAAGGTAAATTTTGTATAGGTTAATAATGACAGTCGTCATCATAGGCTTGCTGTCTCTGCAAGTCGTTTTGACGGTCCATTTCCTCCTCTTCTTCCCATCTCATTCGTTGCTCGAATTCTTCTTGCTCCATATCATATAGCGTTTTAGGTCTATAATGGCTAGGACCTGTATTAGAAGAAAAAATAGTTGACATAATAAAATAAAGTACAAAAAGCTGCAGTGCAAAATATGCCACAACGAGTCCTGCTGCGATACAAACAGCATATCCAATATAACGAATTACGGGAGGATACGGCTTCAGAAAATTTTGTACTTTATAAGCAATCGAAAGAATCAGGAATTTTGTTTTATAAAAAAAAGAAACAGAGCCTTTTTTCTTTTTATTTTGGGCTTTGTTTGCCATCTCTATTCACTCCTTTTCTACATTATACCATAAATTTAGAGAGAAACAAAGAGGCAAAATAAAAAAGCCTTGGATTATTTCCAAGGCTACGCAAAATTTATGCTTTTGTAGGCTTTGCAGCTACGCGTCCCTCTTCCCTGCAATAGGAAGCAGCTACGCTTCATTTGCCATCGGTGATAGATTCCAAGCAAACCTTTGCGGTAAGGACAAGCTGTTTGCTTGCATTAAAGCGCAAGTACCTTTCGTCCAAGTCCATGAGTCCAAAACGAACACGGTCAAGTGCATCGGCATCTTTCATGATATTGTAGAGCGTCAATGCGTTTTCCTTGTTTTCAATTGTTTTGTTGCTTTCAAGAATTTTTAATGCCTTCTTATCATCGATGCAATGATATTGAATGAGAAACTCCACGGTAGGGTCTGTGTGATTCAGTTTGTAGATTTTTACGCTATCTTCGCCATGCTTTGGGTCTTCACTGTCATTTTTTCTGCCAATGTCGTGATAGGTGATAGCTTCCAACAACTGATGCATTGCGTCATCGTCCAGTTCGATGCATTCTTCTTGAACAATGAGAATTGCCAATAGGAGGACACGAATCGTGTGAAGAGCATCGTGCTCACTGGATGTAGGTAAGCAGTAGAGCGCGTTTACCTTACTTCGCCACTGATAATACAGGTCAAGGTCTTCCTCTGTAATAGATGGTACGACATCTTGAGGAGGAAACTGCTCTTCAATAGAAATGTCATATACTTTCTCTGGAAACACGAGAACCTCTTTTTCATTGGAGCGGTTTGGAGTGTATAAGATGTCATCTTTCTTTACTTTTCCGGTAATCACTCTGGCGAAGCCGTTAGAATACCGGCAAGCAAAGAAATAGGCAATGCGTGGGTTGGTTGTCCAAGAGAAGGATGTCGTATAGGGAGTGCTGGCTTCTGCTTCTCCACGGTAAATTGTCACTTCGTCAGGCAGCTTTCGGAGAATTTTACTGCGTTTCGTCTTAGCAGTATCATCCATACCGGAGATAACCTTTTTCATCTCTTCGTTGGTAAAACGACCACAGCCAAAGTCAGTCACCTCATAGACTGAGAAGAAAACATTGAACATTTCAGCGGATGGTTCGTTCCGACGAACATATTCTTGTAGTGCATCAATGGCAAGATAGCCACCGAGATTGTGAAAGTATGTAGCAAGAGCACTATCGTGCAAATTGGAGAATGTTACAACGCGTTTTCGAATGGATTCACAGAATTCTTCGTTTGTTTCGTTCGGAATGGGAGATAGGCGCTGCTTACCAAAAATTTGTAGAGGGAAAATAAGAGGGTAAGACGTATTATTATAGTCTACATAGTAAACAGAAGAATACATAGACTTGGCATAAAAGATTTTGCCTGCGGGAAGAGAATACTCTTTTTCCCATTCGGATTGGGTATATCCTACATCGTATCCTTGCTCGGTCAGTTTTTTGATGTCTTCTTGCGTCTGTATGCTTGTAAGACAAATAAAGTCGGATAGTTTTATCGTATTTGATTCACGGATGATGTCATTAACAGTCATAGTACACCTCACAATGCTATTATACTTTACATTGTAATTTATGGCAATATCTCAAAAAAATATGGGCAGTTTCCTGCCCATGAGATGCTTTATATGCTGATACGAACATATTGCCAAGACTGCGGTGGGCGCTTCAACCCAAAATCAGAGAGCTTCTTATCGAGAGGCTGCGTGCTTGCCACATGCCAGCCGTAAAGAGCGCCGACATTTTTTCCGTAATCGAACAACTCCTTGAACGTCAGACAGCTTTCGTTTACGAATTTTTCTGTTTCTTTTGGCAGCTCCGTGTCGTCAAACACCGCAAGGCTCTGCAGGCAGTTAAGACTGTCGATATCGTCGCAGATAAATGCTGCTGCAACTTTTCCTGCTCCGCCATTGCTTTTCGTCTCATAGCAAAAGACAACAAACGGGTGGCTGATTTCCCACGGCATAGATTTGCGGACTTCCATGACCTTTTCGCCCGCCATGATTTTACTGAGCCATTCTTTCTTGATGCTCAAAAGAACTGCTTTTCCATTGTTGATTTTGAGCGCGTTTTCCAGCGTGGTCAATGAAAGTACCCCCTTTATGTTAGTGTTTATCTGTGTTTGCTTCTGCCATGAATTTCGCGGCAAATGCCTCATATTGTACACGGCTAATGCCGGTAGCCTCAGAGAACTCAATGAACTCATGCTCAAAGTTCTTACTGAGGAGGACAACAACGAGGTTGTTGAGTTCTTCGCGAAATTCGTCTGCCGTGCCATTAAAATTGATATTCGGTCTTTTATCCTCGTCGATAAAAGAATCGATAGCTTCGTTTACAGTATCCTCAAAGAACTCTGTGAGGTCAGCCGCAGTTTCTTTCATGTCGGTCTCTTCGAAATCGGAGCAATCATCGTTGAGACTCGTCAACGCTTGCATGACATTGTAGCGGAAGAGAATGACTGACGCTACATCATCAGGTTTGAATTCCTCGATGACCTTGCGCAGCTGTACCTGCTTGTTGTTGATGACTTTGTAGTTCGCCTTCATGTGGTTCTCCTTTATTCTGCAGGCTTCCAGACTTCGATGGTGCTACTTCTCAATGCCAATATAGCTTGATGGTTCCGTCGACAAAGTGAATTTGGCTGTACTCTTCCCCGTCGAGGATGATATAGCGGTCATCGCCGTGCTTGCGAGCGCCAGTACAGTACACCATCTTATCGTTGATAGCCGGGATGGACGGTGCTTCTGCCAGAACGAGTTGACCCTGCATAGCGCAGATGTCAAGAAACGAAATGATATGTTCACCCATTTCGGAAAAGCACCTCCAATTATTTTTTAGAGCGTCGTGATTTGCCACTCACCTTCGACTCTTGGCAACGGCTCGTCTGTGACTTTCAGAACAGAGCCGTCTCTCTTTTCAGTGGCAAAACGAATTGCTTTAAGGACTTCATAAGACAGTTTGCTGTTATAGGCAAGCTCGAAATTGGAAATACCGAAGTTTCCATTCCAGCCCACCCTCATCTTTTTTAGCTGAGGAATCAGAAGGTCACGGGCTTCAATGACACCTACCCCACTCCAGCGGGCATCGTGATATGCCTGTAAGTGATGCTTATCATCGCCGGAAATATCAAGTGTCTCATAGATAATGCCAAATTGCCCCATCAGAATACGGGAGTAAGCATCAAGAGCATCGGCTACAGCATTCCAGCAAGGAGTATCCAAATCGACTCTGTACTTGTAAGTATCATCACCGTTCAATTCTTCTGCGTTATTCGCGATGGCAGCAAGAACATAGCTAATGTTGTCGTATGCCTTCTTGACGGGTGCGGTCACATTAACAGCAGTCAATGTGGCACAAGCCTTCATAATGGAATCTTCATCCACGCCATATGCTTCCCCTACTTCTTTGCAGATAGAGTGAAAGTCGTTGTTATAGAACGACTTCATAACTGCCAAGATATGGAGAATCAAACAATACTGTTTGTTTGTGAAATCAATGTACATACGGCAAAATCCTTTCTTTTTGCTAATTCTTATTATACCATAAAATTGCAATTTTTACAACATAGATAAGCAGATAGTAACAGATTGTACATATATTTTTGCAAAGAAAAAGCCGCATACGAAGTAGAAGCGGCTTATACTACAGCTTTTTCCAAGCTACGACATTTGCAATGTTTGTTATCAAGTCCTTGCTGTAAGATTTTGTAAATGATTGTTTTTGTGTGTCAAATACGCCTATATTATAAGCATACACAGTGTTTGACTTGTAAACAATACAATAGCGACCATTTTCGTTCGGTGTTTCATTTGGTGTTCTTACGATATGAAATTCTTGTATGGTTTGTTTTAGCTTTGAGTGGCTATGATACCCATTGGTGTAGAGTGTTAGCTTAATTCTGTAAAGAAAAGCTCCGATTATTGTGGACCGCTGCTTTTCTTCTTGCTTTAGGTGATGGATTACTATGAGTATGCTTGGCTCTATTTTTTCCAATTCTTTTTGTTCAATATGGTATGAGGGAGAATACTTTGCAATACAATTGATTGCTTTAGAAAATTTTAGTCCGGGTTCGTTTGGGAATTGATTGTGAAATTCTGGTAATGTCTTTCGTTTGCCATCTTTTGCAATGTAGTAGTTGTTGTGCCAGAGAATGACATTCCCGTATTGGCTTGTTATTTCGATTTTCCAAGTATCTTCTTTGCTCCAGACAATGATGGTTGATTCATTTTGGATTCTTGTCTGAAGTTTATAATCGATGTATGTCTTGAATATCAGGTCATTTGTTGCATTTGCTTTTTTGAAGAATGCTTTGTATTCCTTACCTTTATTTTTATCCTTTGCTCCTATTCGAAGACAGATAAGTAAGTGACAGACATTGCATATAGAATATTTCTGCTGTGGGAATGCTTTAATGAATTTTATTTTTTCATCTGCTATTCCTCTCAATTGTTTGCAAGTCTTGTCGTGTAATGTTTGCTTCTTTCCGCTTGTGACAATAGCGAATTGAATTTCTGGGTTACTGAGTGCGGTATTTCGATTTCGGCTTATGCCGTTTGAAGTAGGAAGTGCTTTAGTGCTGCTGGTAAGTGTGGTATTTCCGGTGTCTTTATCTTTTTCCTGCAGTTCAGAAAGAAGCAAACTGAAATCTGTGTGTTGTTTGTTTCTGTTTACTTTCGGCATGGTTATGTGTCCTTTGATAAAGCGTTTTGCCTATTTTGCTCATTATACCACAAAAAACAAGAATCTCCTACGCTTTTCAGTAAAATACTGTTCGTAGAAAATGGTGGGTTTGTTGAATTTTTATTTTACAGCTTTTCTGACTTTGAGCTCATGGTCGTAGCAATTCTTGCAAATTAGATAGCCTATGCCAATATCGTTCTGGATGACTGCCGATGTGTACGCGTTGTATTCGTTGATGATATGCCCGCACGCAGCGCAATTTAACTCTTCATTGCTATAAACCATGATGTCGTAGTGCCCGTTCTGAGGTGGTGTGTACGGGGCATATTGCTTCGTAATGAAATCGTATTTTTGCATTTTATGATACTCCATTATTTGTTGCTTTCTGTTGCTATTATACCATAAATTGTGGCATCAAACAAGAAAAAGTCTCCAAAATCCACGAATAATCGCAGACTATGGAGACTTTTCATGGCGCATGTGGTAGGATTCGAACCTACGGGCCGTTTCTGACCGCTGGTTTTCTGGACCAGTTCCATCAGCCGCTCGGACACACATGCATATGGCGCAGAGGGTGAGGGTCGAACTCACATGCCGCTTTCGCGACGGCAGCTTAGCAAGCTGCTGCAATACCTTTATGCGACCTCTGCAGATTTGCTGTTTTTGTTTTTGTTAAACAATAAACTTGACTACCGAACTCAAAACTTTACTATCTCCCTTTTGGTGGTGATTTTGAAAAGATTCATGTTCTTTTCATCTTGCTGCTATCTTAACATATTCCAAATTTATTCGCAATCAACTTGTAGTTGTGATATGGATGACTTCTCTAAAACACAAAACCAGCAGCTACTTACATTTAAAGCAGCTGCTGGAAAATCAGTTTAACAGGGCCATTACTTTTACAAAATGAAGGCCGGAAAAGCCCACAGTTTCAGCCGTTGGATGATAGACCGACAATAATGGCTTTCTTCGTATCTATCAATATAATTGTAATGTGACGATGGTGTGATATAAAGTTCATATATCTGTAACATAAATTTATCTAATTTGTAGTATAATAGATACATGAAAAGAAACTATAGACGCACAAAAATCCCCGTTTCTATGATAAATTATCACTTTGTATTTTGCCCGCGCTACCGGAGAAAGCTGTTTCTTGTGGCTGGGTTTGAAGCTCGATTCAAAGAGCTTGTAGCCCAAATCTGTGAGCAAAGCGGCATTGTAATATTGGCAATGGAGTGTCATATCGACTATTGTCATCTTTTCGTGAATGCTCCGCCTACATTAAGTGCTGCAGAAATCATGAAAATTATTAAAGGGACCACCGGTAGGATACTCAAGCAAGAGTTTTTTCCTGACACAGTTATGCAAATGTGGACTCGCAGTTATTTTGTAAGTACCGCTGGCGGTGTTCCCAATGCTACAATTCAACGCTATGTTGAAGAACAAAAAACGAGAGGAGGGTAATCATGGCGTTTGGGAGCAAAAACAGTACGCCGTCATTTGTGTTGACGTTGCCGATGGTTATAGGTCTTAATGAACAAGACCTCTTGTACAAAGAATTCAAGAAGTGCGGCATTATCTATAATGAGCTTGTAAGTGTGACCACAAAAATGTGGCATCAATTGCGTAAAACGCGCAAATATCGCGAGCTGATGGCAGCTATTGCTAAAGCTGCTCTCGATAGCGATGAGCAGAAGGCACTTTTTAAGCGACGCGAGAAAATGCTTAAAGAGTACCGCTTCTCTGAGGATGCCTTTCATGCGATGGTCGTGCCCTATGCAAAGCATTATGCTATCAATTCTCATGTAGCACAGTCGATTGCTACTGCGGTTTGGACTGCGTGGTCATCTTTCTTTTTTGACAAAGGAAAAGAAGTCCACTATAAGAAACTGGAGCAGGTGTCCTCGATATCCGGAAAGAATAATGCCACAGGCATAATACTTCGTCCAGCAAACTGCACAACAAGTGTCATTAACTCCGCCAAGAAGAAGATTAAAGGCTCCATTGAAGAAAAATACTTCGCTGCGTACAGAAAACCGGATGCTAAAGAAGACGAAGAAGTAGTTCTCCCCAATGAAGTAAAAACGCAAATGGAGAAAGAGATTGCCGCCGCTACGGCAAAAGTCAAAACCTCCATCGGCAAAGGTGAACTACGCCTTGTTTATGGGGATTATACATTCCCGTTGACATTGCGAAATCCCGATACTCAAACTGGATGGTATCAACAGGAAGCACTCAAATGTGGCGTTAAATACTGCCGTATAATTCGCAAATGGGTCGGCACCAAATGGAAGTATTATGCCCAAATCGTCTTGGAAGGTTATCCTCCCATCAAGTGTGACAGTAACGGTGTTGCAAAACATCCAGTCAAGCAGGGTCGCGTTGGTATAGATATCGGTACACAAACTATTGCTTTTAGCGGTAAGGATGTTTGCGAACTTCGTGTGCTTGCTCCGTCTGCAAGAGCGCAGGCAAAAAGCCTCGTGAATGAAATCGCTTCTACGCTTCGTGCCATGGACCGTTCGCGCCGCGCTACGAATCCGAAATATTATAATCCGGATGGCACAATCAAAAGGTTGAAGCGGCAGCATGGACAAAAACAAAAGCGCGAATGGAAATACAGCAAAAGGTATTATCGCTTGCGTGCGAAACTTCGTAACCTGTACCGTAAGATGGCTGACATCCGTAAAATGGAACACAACATTCTCGCCAACGAATTGTTGGCATATGGTAACGAGTTCGTCGTTGAGGATATGAACTACAAAGCCTTGCAAAAGCGCAGCAAGGAAACGAAAGTCAATCCAAAAACCGGTAGAACACATACTAAAAAACGGTTTGGCAAATCGTTGAGCCGTTGCGCACCCGCAATGTTTATCTCCATTCTGGGGAAAAAGGCAAGCCGTTATGGAGGCAGCGTTATCAAGGTCAGCACCTTTGAAACAAAAGCCTCGCAATTTGACCATACAGACGAAAGCTATACCAAAAAGAAACTATCCGAGCGAATGGCTCGCCTCCGCAGCGGCGATATAGTTCAGCGTGACTTATATTCCGCCTTCCTGCTTGAACATATAGACATCGATTCTTTGCAGTACAATATGGAAACCCTTAATTCGGCTTTTCCTGCATTTTTAGAAATGCACGAAAATACAAAGCAGCGCTTGCAGGCAGTTGGAAGTTCTCTTCCTGCAAGTATTGGATTCTAAACAATAACTTTCTGGGGGCTCGACACTCCCTCATTAAAGAGCTGCCTCGCAAGAGGTGAAACTCCCTTCGGAGGATGCACTTAAAAGAACTGGGAATGCAGACAAGTATGTTGGTCAACCTTTTAGGCTGGATGCTCATTGTGCGCTACACCCGTAGCGTATGGTGGGAAACCGCATAACTCGCTGTTTCAGACACGGTTTGGCGATGAACCTTGCCGCGCCGCCCAGAAATCCCACGATTTCAATCGTAGGAGGTGTCAAAGACAGTTTGCTTTGACCGCTTGCATACCGGCACATATAAGGAGGCATAAGCCTCGTGGTGCTCCCGGCTGGAATCGAACCAGCGACACATAGGGCTTCAACCTACTGCTCTACCGACTGAGCTACAGAAGCAGATGGTGACCGAAATGGGGCTTGAACCCATACTCTCAAGCGTGAAGGGCTTGCGACTTAACCAATTCGTCTATTCGGCCATATAGCCGCAATCCTGCGGCGAGGGTTTATGCGATGACAAGGATGTCATCAATTTTCGTATCGAGCATCGCGGCGAGAATCACAAGGTTGTCGATGGTAGGAAGTGCAGTGCCTGCCTGCCATTTGGCTACCGCCTGGGTGGATACACCGAGCGTATCCGCTACATCCTTGACCTTGATGCCTGCCGCTTTTCGCAGTGCCTTGATGTTGGCACCTGTCTGCTGGATATCAATAGTAGGAACGTTCATTTTCTTGCTGCCTTTCTGTGTTGCAGGCAACAAAAAAGCGCTGCCTGCCGAAATGACTCGACAAGCAGCGTGTGAAAATGCAGTTATCGTTTGGAGACGCACCGCATCTGTACATGGTCTGTTTTTGCCTGTCGAGGAGTATGAGAAACAAAGCTGGATTCGTAGGACTCGAATTCAGATTCATAACTATACTCGGCAAACGACATAGCATTAACAGTGTTGCACAGCATCTTTGGTTGTCTCCTTTCGTTTCGTTCTGATTACATTATACCACGTTTATAGCGTTAGTCAATCAACTTGTGGTTTACTTTTTGCTACACCATTTGGCGGTATCGGGGATGTACACTGCATCTACACCCTCTTGCTTTGGGTTGGACGGGTTCTCTCTGCTGCCGACCGGAGGCTTGGGGCTTTTAAGTGTGTACTTATTACGGTAGCCAGCACCTTCGTGTAGAATGCGGTCCGAACCTAGTAGATGCTTGCTCACTTGGAACTCCTTATTTCACTTGTAACAAAAAGCGGGTCTGAACCTTGTAAAGTACAGACCCAATGATGTTCGAGGCGGGATTTGTTTTAATCTTTAGCATTAGCCAACCAGCTTTACACTGATTGTTGTCCGTCACTCGCCGCGTGGAGGCTGCAATCATGAGTGACTGTCCGAAGTGGGAGCTGGGGTCACAAAAACTGGCTCCTTAGACCAGCGTGTATGCCATTCCACCACTCGAACATATGGCGGGTCGTACAGGGTTCGAACCTGCGACACGCGGATTAACAGTCCGCTGCTCTGCCAACTGAGCTAACAACCCATATGATTAGCAGATATCGTACTGCTGGACGTGGTACTCCCGATGGGACTCGAACCCATAGAAAAACACATTTTGAGTGTGTCGTGTATGCCAATTCCACCACAGGAGCATATTGTGGCAGTTTTTATGAACTGCCAATCTTTGGTGCGCTTGCGGGAACTCGAACCCCGAACCTGCCGATTAAAAGTCGGCTACTCTGCCAATTGAGTTACAAGCACTTGTTGCGTGTCTACCACATTGTGCTCGGGAATGCGGATTGATTATTTTGACACCGGCACGCTTTGCATCAAAATTTTGGTGGGCCATGGTGGGATTGAACCACCAGCCAAACGGTTATGAGCCGCCCGCTCTGCCAGTTGAGCTAATGGCCCTTATGGTGCCGAATCGGGGATTCGAACCCCGGACATTCTGATTAAGAGTCAGCTACTCTAGCCAACTGAGTTAATTCGGCAAATGGCGCTTCCGGTCCGGCTCGAACGGACGACCCTCTGATTAACAGTCAGATGCTCTAACCAACTGAGCTACGGGAGCATGATGGCGGGTTTTGCACCGCCTTAAATTGAAATATAGCGTAGATACGCTATTCTGGTGGACCCGACGAGAGTCGAACTCGTGTCCAAAATATATCCAATTCCATGATTACTTACGCGATAGCCACATGATTGACAACTTTGAACTGTTTGTCTGGTCGTGCGACGAACCTTTTGCAGCGGACAGATGACCACGCTCACCATGATTTACGTCTTGGTGTACTTAGACTTTAGACGGTTCCGACATTATTCTGTGCCGTACATATTCAGTAAACCTTTGAACCTCACACGCTTACCTACTGAAAGGTGCGTTGTTTTGGTCTCCGTCTACCTATTAGGCAGCGATAGGAGTAGCGTAACGATTGTTGTCAGTTACTTTTTAAGGTGGCCCTTGAGGCGGAACCATACCCGCGACATGAAATCTTCCATACCCTGTCGAAAACCATTACGGGCCCATGAAAGGCATGTGATTGACAGCACATGCACTGTTTTGTGATGGTATTAACCCATCAGCTCCACCACTGGCTTTTTCTAGGAAGCCAGAAACCTTGGTGGATTTCAATCTTAGAAGACATTAGTTGGCAATCTTTATAAATGTTGCCAATCTCCCGGCTTGTAGAAGCTGTCTTGTGGGAGAAAACGCATTAGGTATGGTTAATGTGTTTACAGGGTGGTACTTTACAGCTCGACCTTGGTGGTCTTGCCTTCAGCATCGACGCAATACACGGCGGCGTCGGCAGCATTGACGTAGGCATTCTTGGTGCCTTCGACAGCTTTGACCGCTTTCTGGATGTCCTCCAGCTTAACCTGCTTCTTGTCTGCGCCGACCTCGACGTAGATAACGGCAGTTTTGCGTGCGGTAGCCATTAGAATCACCTCCTTTTTCGGATGTTGTATGGTATGGATGACTTTACATCGCTTGCAAAATAACGATATATCGTCAGATTGGATTGGCGAGATTCGAACTCGCGAAATGCGGGAGTCAAAGTCCCGTGCCTTACCGCTTGGCGACAACCCAACATATAAAAAGCACCCGGCAGACATTTTATGCCTGAGGGTGCTGTCATAGCGTGATGAAACGGAACTTCCGATGGGGTGCAGGCTTTATTTAACCCGCAACTACTGCGCTATGATGACCCTGAACAGACAGCACAACTTGACCGAGGAGATTTATGCTCCACAGCCCTTGTGAGTTATTCTGTTGGTTCAACATAGTGGCGAACATCGGCTGATTTCCTTTCGCTGTTTCAGTATCATCATTATACCACAATATGTGGGGATAGTCAATACGAAAACACAATATATAGCGGTTTAGGCTGCGAAATTAACAGTTTAGCCACAAGAGCAGCAACACAAACGCAAGTCTATGAGGTTACTTACTGTTCTTTCGGCAACGGTTTCCAATTGATGAGTGTATCCAGAACATCGGGGCGCGGAGCATTCTCGTGTACGCACAGTCTGGTTACAGCTTTCCCCATCATCGTTTTATAGTCTGGGAGTGTCATATCAATGGGAACCGTGATGGTAAAACTATCAGTAGGCGCTCTCAGAACGACTACTTCACTGTTTTTCTTTTGCTTCTCTGTTTTCGCCCAGCCGGTAGAGAGAAGATAGTCATAGAGTGCGTAGGGGTTTACTTCGGAGATGCTGTAAGGGATGTCATGGACGCCACTGAGCATAGCGTAAGCTCGGCTATACTTCGTCGTTCGCGCGAGGTCTTTCTTAGTCGGCTCGTGTGGTAACCTACTTAAATCCATGTTGTTGCGCAGGTCAGAGAGTTTTACTTTGACAGCAGTATGGTTCTGCTGAATGTGCCAAAGGTATTCGGCATAAGACATTCCTTTCTTGCGAGTCAAGGCTTCTACTGCATCAGCAACCTCTTTCGGGAAGGCTGCTCGGATGTCCTCCATCGTAAGCGTGGTATCTTCCACTGTGTCATGCAGGAAAGCGGCTGCTTCAGCTACCGGGTCTCCTTTAACGCCCTTGGCGACCACAGAGACATGTGCCTCAAAGTAGTCCTTCCCTGCTTTATCTTTCTGCCCGGCGTGAGCTTCGATTGCCCACAATTTGGCTTTTGTGACCATCTCGGTGAGTTCTTGTTTGGTCATAGTATTTTCTCCGTCTTAGTATCTATAATAGGTTGGTAACGCAATACCCTTGTCAAAATCAATAGACATTACGGCGAATTCTTGAAAATACCAAGGGACAAATTGCATGCTGTCATATATCGTTTTGCCGTGTTCTCTTGCAATTTTGTATAGCACGGTCAAGAAGCTGCAAAATCTGGGAACGCTTTCTTTTGGGATGATAACTTGAGAGCAAATGAAGAGCGAGTCGTCCTCGATGACAGCTATATCGTTATTTTTATCAACGAATAAGTCACGAACGGAGGCGATTGCTTTCTCCAATCGGGTGAATTGCCCTGCTGTGAATACATCTTCTGTATCCCAGCTTATCTCAAGCTGGCAGCAATGCCAGATAGGGATATCGTCTACCTTTTCTTTGGGTACAGGAGCGGGTTCGTCTGCGAATTCCCCGTGCTCAAGGTGCAGCATTGAAACATTCGTAGTATCATCGTACTGCAGCCCGTGGAAAACCATTTCTTTGCTGAAAAGCCCTTGCAAGATGTAGTTCCAGTATTCTTTCCCGAATTTAACTTTGTAGGAGTTATATGTAACCTTATAGGAAAGTATAACAGTTGCATCGACATCATTCAAGATGCAGTCAATGGCATCAACGGCACGATGTTTTACGATTTCTTCTTCCCACTCGGATTTTTCCGGCTGAGACTTTGAACCACCGATTTTGCCTTCGCACCACGAAATTAAGTCGCCTTCAATTTCGATGGCAAAGTCATAGACTTCCAACGACAAGATACCGACCATGTCAATGAACTGATGCAGGTATTTTACAAGATAGAGCCTTGCATCATCTGCGTCCTTGTCTCCACGGCGAATATCAATTTTCTCAAGGCAAGTGATAGTAGTGCTCATTTTATGACTCCAACAAACAAAGAAAGCCGGGACAATGCCCGGCAGATATGGCGGTAGGGGTGGGATTCGAACCCACGGACACTTGCGGCATCGCCGGTTTTCAAGACCGGTTCCATAGACCACTCGGACACCCAACCATGTATTTTGTTTATAAGACGATTTGCCGGATACATTGTATCCGTTGCCTGTCACTCACCGCGCAGAGGTTGTCTTGATTGAGTAACTGGCGGGAACTTATCCTGCCCATACCGCAGCCGGTTTCGCCACACGGTATGATTGTTACGGCTTGTTGCATATCTTGTTTTACCGGGACGTAGCGACCGGAGCGCGGCAAGATGTGTAATGCACGTGGCATGGTTTTTAAAGGAGGTCCGCGCTTTGATTGCTTACTATTAGCCAGATGTTATTGGCATCTGTTGCCCATCTCCCACCCCGTGGAGGTTGTTAGCAAGGGAGACTGACGAGGGTGGTGCTCCTCGCCAATGTCGCAGCCGATTTCGCCACTCGACACTACATTTTTTCGGCTTGACGATGCCTCGTGTAATTCGCTTGTCCAAGCGGCGCGGACGAGGCGTTCGTCTTCGTGGTCATAGTTATAGGAGTTCCGCGCGATAATGACTCGTACTGTACGAAACAGTACACAATCAAGCCCAGGGTAGGCCATCGCAGAAAACGAAGCGACCCTGTTGGTGGAGATAAAGGGATTCGAACCCTCGACCCCCTGCTTGCAAAGCAGGTGCTCTCCCAACTGAGCTATATCCCCATGATGGCGGGATGCACCCGCCAAAGGGCTCCACACGAAAATGACTCGTGTACCGTGATACAGTACACGCAATCAAGTCCATTTTCAATCTTAATTCGACATTTTGTTAGACGCTCGTGCTGTCTATTGTTCATCCCTACCTCCAAAGAGGCTGTCGACATAGGGAATGCTTTCTTTAGGCGTACTGATAGCCGCCGTACTGTTTGACCTCGCGCTCCAGATGCAGCGGGATAGTTTTGGCATCCTTCTGCGTGATGTCTTCACGCGTTACCAGCGTTTCGCTTACGCCAGCCGCCTGCAGGACCTCATACAGGTTTGAGGGACCAGTACCAGCATAGCCCGCCGTCAGTCCGTTGACGCGCATTGTAAACCCATGCAGATGCGGTGCTAAGCCAGATACAAAATCGAGCTCAACAACGACCTCGTTGCTGTTCTCGTTCACACGTTTGACCGAGATAGCACGGATGTTCTGGCTCCCGAATGTCTCAATCAGCTTCTTGGCTGCTGCTGCGGTTTCAATCGTGGACGTACCTTCGACATTGATAATTGCCTGCTCCATTGGTATCATCTCCTTTCTGCTTAGAGTTGTCATGCACTGTAGCAGATAACGCTCTGCCATGCGAGGCTTTACGTTGCCCATTCGTGTTCGGTTCCGGTGCCGACGACTTCCGACAGGACTTAGCCAACCGCCAACAGGTGCATGCCCCCGTTGGAAGCTTCTTGGGCGGATTTTTGCACAAGGCAACGGCGTCACCCAATCGGACCGTGGAGCTTAGTGGCAGATTCGAACCCGCGTGACCAGCTTGGAAGGCTGGTGTATTAACCCCTATACGATGCCTGCATGAGAAAAAGCGGGTGAACCCTCACTTAGCCCCGCCATGATGCTCGTTTTGGAGGTGGTCAACCCCGAACATCATCTTTACACCCTCTAGCAATCCCGCGAATCCACAATGCTGACTGGGCAAGGGAATCCGGGAAAGCACTTGAGCGTTGGTCAACTTCGATTCTTGCAGCCCTATTTGTCCGCCCAAGTACATGGGCGGCTCTTGCTGTGGGCTTTGTCTGGGACTGCGGCATACTTACCAGTTGCCGTGCAGCAGTCCCGCCTTGGCGGCTGTGTCGCGTCTGGCTGCGCCCCGGCTTAACGGGGATGCTCGTACGTCTGCATGCTTGATGGGACGAGATTTGTTGTTTCTGCGCCAAGCACAAGAGGAAGCACTCGCCCACACGGCTTCCTGACCTTTTGGATACCGCTCACGCAGGGAGTCGTAGTGCGGTTCCGTTGGAGGCATTCGTCAGCGGCTGCTATAGTCGCTGTCCACCGCTCGCCACGTGGAGGCTGTCTTCATGAGCGGCAAGGTACGTCGATAATGACCGGCGTACCCATGCAAGCCAGATGTGGACTAGCTTGCGTTGGCGGTAGCTACCCGCCACAAGGTGGTTTACATCATCGGAGTGACCCTTTCACTGTTGCGTCTATGCGGACGTTACTTAGTGCATTGGCGTGTCCCTTTCTTTGATGCCGACATTCGGACGCGGTAATTACTGCATCGGACTGTCCTCCTTGTTAGATTTCGACCCGTTAGGGCTACCTCAGCGGGTCGCGGCTCTGGTGGATGGGGTCGAACCATCTTTTCTCGTGCGCAACGAGCGAATTAACCGGCGGTATATTACAACCTTCGTATTCGACACCAGAATATTTCGGTCATTTTACATCTGACCGATGGATGTGTTTTGGGTGGGTGGTGTCTCACCACCGTAGTTCGTGCTTACGCGTCGCACCTGTACTCCACTATTACGCCTTATCGCGCGATTGACGCATTCCCTTGTACTACACCCAATGGCGACTCGAATCGGACTCGAACCGACAACTTCCAGCGTGACAGGCTGGTGCTCTAACCTGTTGAACTATCGAGCCATATGACCAACCCATGACGCAAGACAGGTGGCTGCATGGGTTGGTATTTGACCGGCTTTACGTCTCGGTCAGGACGTGGGTACGGGGATGGGACTTGAACCCACAACCGCCAGCGTATGGGACTGGCAAGCTACCATTGCTACACCCCGTGTCATGATGCGCCACCAATTTCTTGGTAGCGCGGGGTTTCTCGACAGGGCTTATTTCAATCTTATAAGACGTCAGCCAACGGATTTAACCCCGCTGCCCACCACTCACCGCGTGGAGGTCGTCTTAACGAGTGGCAAGGCGCTTCAGATGTTGCCGAAGTGCCCGTGCAAACCAGATGCAGGCTGGCTTGCCAAAAGCTCCCGACAAGAATCGAACTTGCAACCTACTGATTACAAGACAGTTGCTCTGCCAGTTGAGCTACAGGAGCATGTTCAGGAGATTTGCTTGTAGCGCCTTTCCTGAGTACATTAGCATTATACCACAATATGTACGGATAGTCAATACGAAAACAACAATATATAGTGTATGGAATGTAAACAAATTGCGACATACACCATATATTGTGGTCGCGTATTAGGCGTGCTTTTTGAAGCTTGCAGATTCCAAAAAAGTAAGCAAATCCTGCGTTGAACTCACCCGGCAGACCGTCGCACCACTCTTGGCATAGAGGTCGGCAATAGAGTCCCCTTGCCCCCATTTGTTCAACGGGTCGGGGTTCAGAATGAAGAAGTTGGATGCCCGCTTAGAAAGCCATTCAACCTCTTCCACGCCGGAATAGTTCTTGTTGTTTCGGCAGTCTCCCAACATGACGATAGTAGTATCCTTGTTGATGATGCCGGTATTGTCGTAGCGCAGTTCCTTTAGAGGAACGCCGTAGTTTGAGTAGATGCCCCGGCTGGGAACATTCTTGTTGATGCTCTCTACTGCTGTTGTGACATTCTCGTTTGAGAAATAGCGGTCTACAGAAACCAAGTGGTTCACAAAAACGAACAGGTGGCAGCCGCCGGGAAAGACTTCCCTCATTAACCCCATATATGTCAGAGCGAGAGAAGTCATAGCACGGCAAGACCCGGAAATATCCGCCAGCATTACGATGTTTGCTTTTGATTTTACGGGTTTCTTATAGTACAGCTTTGCAATCTCACCGTCGCATTGTGCGGATTTTTCTATCGTTGCTTTCACGTCGATTTGCCGTTTCTGCTGCGTCATGTACAGCTTGCGCAGCTTTTGGCGGAATGTCTTGGCGTTGGTGCGGATATAGGAAAGGACTTTCTCAATGTCAGCATTAGAGAGCTTCGAGACATCTTCATTGAGAAGTGTATCCGTTTGCTTCTTACTTCTGACAGCGTTGTGTCCGCCAATGAATACTTCTCGATGCTGGGAAGACCGCTCTTTCTCAATACTTTGCATCCGTTTTTCTTGCTGAGCTTTCTGGATATTAGAAAGAATTGCATCGTAAGAAGTTACTCTCTTTTCACGAGTACGAAGATTGCTCTCATACAGTGCCTTTTGCATTTCCTGTTTTTCAAGCTCAGCTTCGGCTTTGTGAAGGGCTTCTTTTGCGTTTTCCCACTCTCCCGCTGCTTCTCCGTGCTTTTTGACCGCCGCCTTTACGGTATCATCTTCTGATACTTTAGACTGACTTGTTTTCACGCTTTTTGCCAAGTCTTGGAATGCCTTGGCAAGAGAGATGAAATTCATATACAGGGATGCTTCTTTTGCGGAACGCGCAAGAACTGCAGCAGATAATAAGAGCTTCTGAGAGACAGCCAGCTCCTGTGAAGTGCCGGAAGCAAGAGAGTTTCGCAATTGCCGCTCCATGATTCCGTATGCAGCAAGCTCTCTGTTCGTCTCGGTATTTACCTTCTGCAATAGCTGCTCTATTTGGTCTACAAGCTGCCGGTTTCCGGCAAGCGTAACAGATGCTACCGCTTTCTGGCAGTCATCATATGCTTGCAAAACTGCTTGACGCTTTTGCTCGGCTTCTTCGCGCAGAGCGTCAACTGCCTTTTGTTGAGCACTGATTGATTCCTTACCCCGGTTAGACCGACGGTAGTTCTCTATGTCCGTTTGTGCTTGGTCTCTGTTCGCCTGTGTCTTTTTACGACACTCTTCCAGAGCGTCATCGGGCATATCTACAAAAGCGGCAACGCTATTTGTTGCTCTTTTCTTAGGAATTGGAGATTCCTTTGGCTTTGGCGCGTAGGAATACTTCAAAAATCGCCTGCAGAAAACCGCTTCAAAGGTGTCGCATTCCTCTTTTGTGTGACACAGAGCGCCCTGCATGGTGTACAGCACGTCCTCCACATCTAAAGGGTCAGAGATATGTTGGATGCCGTTAAGTGCTTCTGCCATCGAGAATGAGAAACCGTATTCCTGTGTAAGCTCTTGAAAGAACTTAGTGTACAGGTTTACATAAGATTCGATGGCTTGGTTCGTCGTTTCGCTCATTTTTCATTCTCACTGGACAGGTTGAGAGCTTTTGCTACCGTCTTCTCATCTGCATGGTTTTTGACAAGGGAACCGATAGAATACGGCATTGCGTTCTTCACATCCATAGCCGTTTTACAATGGAACGTCTCAATCAAGCACTTTGCCCATTCGATGCCTTCACTGATGGAGATGGCGTGACGCAGGTCGAGGCTCTGAAGCCGGTCCATGACCTGTGCAACGCTATCCACAAACGCCTCAGAGGCAGAGACATTCGCGCAGATGATTTGCTTGATTTCAGCAAGGGGCTTATGCTCGATATAGAGGTAAGAACAACGCCGCAGCATAGGCTGTGAGAGTTCACGGTAGTTGTTGGAGGTTAGAAAGACGATAGGTCTATCCTCCGGCGCACACTGAATCGTTCCGTATTCCGGGATGGTGATAGCAAAATCCGAAAGCATTTCGAGCAAAGCATGCTCAATTTCAGGTTCGGTCTTATCGATTTCATCAATAAGAAGGACTTTATGCCCTTTCATAGTGAGCGCCTCGATGACAGGACGCTTCAACAAAAAATCCGGACCATAGAACTCTGTATTCTGAGCAACAGCTTTGATACTCTCATTCACGGATAAGTCACGGAGACTTTCGTTGAGTTTATCCCGAATGGCAGACACCACCAGTAACTGCCGCTGGTAATCGTAATCATAAAGGATTTTATCCGCCGTGATTCCCTCGTGGCAGGAAACACGAATCAAAGGAATCTCCAGCATGGAAGCCACAGCTTTAGCAAGACTCGTCTTGCCTACGCCGGGGTCGCCCTCAATAAGCAAGGGAGACGCATCGTCACGAAGCACATTCAGAACGGCATATGCAATTTTGCGATTGGCAAAATAGTTGTTTTCGGCAAGGGATTCGATGATTTTATTGGGGGTGTAGTTATACATTCTTTAATTGCTCCTCAGCAAAGTCTTGGAGAGATTTTAGCAGCTTGGTACAGCCGGGACAGTCGCTGATGACAATATCGGCAAACATCTTGTCTGTATCATTCAGCAGCGCGTATACGTTCTTAAAATACTCTTTTGCAAAGAGCAATTTCTTGAAAGTCTGTGGCTGTTTTTCGAGATTGGAGATGATTGCGAAAGCATCTTCTTCCGTCTTGGCATTTTGGCACCGGTCTGTAAATAATGCGTATTGAGCATCCTTCAGCAGATAGTCCATATCCTCAAAAGTCGGTTCTATGGATTTCGCTTCATATTGTGCAGCAACTGCTGACAGGAGGTATTTGCTGACAGGTTTGTATACATCAAAGCTGCCGTAATAGTTGCGTACAGAGTCGACAGAAAACAAATAAAGCGTCCCGTCTTTCGGCAAGAGAATATAAGTGCATAGGAATTGTTCCATTTTATCCGCGATGGCAGACTTCTTAAAGTCTATACTCTCTTCCCGTAGAAAATCTGTCAGCAAGTCCGTCTTACAATAGCTGCGGTTGTCTTGTGCTGCAAAGAATTTGCAGAAATAATATCCAAGCAGCCCTAATCGTTCGCGTATTTGCTTGTAAGCACTTGCAATCCATTCTGAGTCACATGAAGCAGCATACATCAAAATATCTTCAGCATTGGTTGCCCAAAATACATCGCTGAATCTGGTCGGTATCTGTTCTTTGCTTTGTTCAATGTCCGTTTTCAGCTTCTTTGCGAGACATCTGGTAGTCTGGGCAATGATAAGACCCGTTTGCGTATCAAATAGCTTTGCTTCGCACCGAAGGCTCTCTTTTCCCTTCTTAGAAACATCCAGTGTCAAGTCATATCTGACATGACATTTTGCCTCGCTGTTTGCGGCGTAGAAATCTTCAAGAAGAGCGGTCGCCGCTTTATCCAAAAATTCCTCGGCAGTAGAATAGGTCAGCGAAACACATTCTTCCACAATGCCTTTATCCGGCGTGACCTTGACGGTGATTTGGTCTGCAATATCACAGTAAGAGATATCCTTTGCTGGGTCATTTCCGAGCACTAAAAGGTTGCTGACAGGCAATGCGGAAGCAGCATCAACGCCGTTATATACCGGTTCGAGTACACCGTCCAGAACGATGCCCTCTTTTGTGTATGTCTTGCCAACTGTATGAGCATTATTGCAGCAGGTGCAGACGAAGTCATGCAAGATAGAGTTTGGTGTTACGGAATAGTCTCTCTGCTCTGAGATAGCCTTTGTGCCTTGTGTCAGAACGGCATTCCTGTAGAGCTCTTGCAGGAGAGCCTCGTTGATGTTGAAAGCTACTTGGATGCTGAAAATGGCTTTCCTGCCGTTATCAAATTTTACTGTTGTGGTGACGACTGCCTTCTTCAAGGCGCTTTCCTGTTGCAGACCCACACTAATGTCAGCAATTTTGTTGGAAGTGATGCAGAAATCTCCGAGCAGGATATGTTTTTCGTCTACCTGCAAAGACAGCAGAATAGACTCTGCAATTTGTTTGAGCGCCTGCAAATCGTGGGATTCTTCAAAACACTCAATGTTGCGCTGATGAAGTGCTGTGCAGCGTGAATAAAGGTTGTCATAAAGCGATGAACTAATGACACCTTTATAGGAAACATACGGTAAAATCGCTTCTTTATAGGTTTTGCCGTTAAGTTTTACATTGAGGCTCGCTGCTTTTTCGTTCTCTGCATCAGAAATTGACAATTCGCTTTTGTCAACGCCGGGAATTGCTGTGGCTGCTATGTCAATCACGCGGTTGCATAACTCTTTGTCAAAAGCTGGACGCAGTTTTTCGAGTAAAAAGTCATCGAGTTTCTTTTCACTATCCAAGCATCTGCCGTCCGGCAAATAATATCTCCACTTGTTCTTTTTAATGCGTTTTTTTGTTAAGAAAAATCCTGCTACAAAGAAATCTTTGAGCTTCTTTTCTTCAAACTTGTTCGTAAGTTCGCTCGTTATAGTACGGATTTCAACGCCTGTCTCTGCCCAGACTTTCCTATCTTTCATGTATGCGACAAGAATATCATCATCCTTGATTCTGCGCCCATCATCGAGATAGAATCTTTTATCGTCATTCACACTTTTCTCTGTAATTGAGAAGTGTGCATTAAAAAAAGCTTGTAAAACTTCTTTATCGCATTTATCGCGCAACGATTGCGGTGCTTCCTCAAAGGAAGTGATTACTTTTGGTTTACTGCTCATATGTTCACCCAAACAGCGACGGTAGCCCTACAATAACGATACCGACGAGAAAAATTAAGACTCCTTGTGCGTACATAGGCGTTCTCCTTTTTACGCATCTGCTCCAGCCGGAAACACCTCATACACGCTGACATACAGCATCCCCGGTTTATAGTCAGCATACTCCACAGGGCGTTTCTGCTCGTACACCTTTACATCGGAACCATCGTCCGCTGTGAGCCAGAGATATTTGACATGCTCAGCATAGCGCGGGTCTTCTATGCGATAGGCTTGCCCTTCTTTGATTTTGAGGCGGCGCATATAGGCTTGTACGCGGGAAAATTCGACAAATGCACCGTAGTCGCCAATCACGATACGACTGTACCCGTTGGCAATGACTGTGCCATTGGCGGTTTCGAGTGAAATCGTGTCGCCGGATGTGTTGCACCATTTCGGCAAGGCTTCCTTGACCTCTGCCCGCACATCTTTGAAAAACGTGCGCGGGATAGGCTTGTACTTATACTCGTTGGCAAGCTGCTCCTGATATTTGAGCATTCGAACGCCGATTTCTGAAATTTTATGCTTCATGGTTATTCCACCCGTAACATCTGCGCGGATGCGATTTCTCGAATGCTGCGATTTTCCTTTTCGGGAGCTGAGACAATACGGCGATGAGAACGCATCAGCGTCAATACGCGATTGCGGAGTTTTTCATCTTTTATAAGCTGAGCAACCTGTTTGATTTCCGATTCGCGCAGATACATCGTACTGTTGATGAGAACGCCATGTACCTCGCCGTTTTCGGAACTTTTCTCAACCTTATCGACATTGTCATAGGCGTAAATCACATCAACATCAATGCTGACGGACGCTTTCTCAAGAAGTTCAGTTCCTCCTTGGGCTACCAGCCACTTGTGTGTATGGCTTTCGTCAGAAATGTATGTTTCGCCAATGAGTCCCAGCGGCGGCGACACAAGGTTGTTCGTGGAATAACGGATATGGTCCTCGCTTTCATTGAGGTTATCCTGCCAAATACACATCGGCTTGAGGCTTTTGTCCTTAAAATGAACATAGGTGTCCTGAATGAATGTGCAGACGGTCCGCTTAATATAGTCGATTTCCGGCATCTCTTCTACATTGCGAAAAACAAGGCGCGTAGACTCGCCCTCGCCGTACTCTTCGTCGTCCGTCACATAGCGGACTTTCTCCAACACAAACTTGGGTTTTAATGCCTCTTTAACGGCTTCGAGAGAAAATACATTCCACTTCATTCGATTGTCCTCCACTTCTTTTCCAACTGGTCATACTCGGCAATTTCCCTCTTTACGATTTTGCCGTCTTTCTTATATACGGTGATTCGCTGTGCATAGTTTGCGGCGTGTTTTTGCAGCCGCTGCAACGCTTCTTCTTCTGAGCTTGCTTTTGTAACTCCGCAATAGGAACCACCAGAGCCCAGGATTTCGAGTTCGTACCAGCCTGTCTCGTAGTATGTAGTCTGTTCGGTTGTTTCATCCAGAACAACTTTCCCCTGCTCACCGTAGTCACCCGTATAGCTGCTGCGGATGATTCGTGCGGCACGGTCGTTCTCCTGCTCTTCGTAGGCTTTGACAATAAAGTCGACGTAGGTTTTGAACTTCTGCTCGTCACCTTCGCGATGCGCTTCAATGAGTTTCCCAATCGTGACAGTGTTGATTTGATTCATAACAATTCCCTCCGTTTCCTATCTATATTATACCAAATCTATAACACTTTTTTGTAGCTTATGAGGCAATTGTTTGCGAAAAATTCACATTCTCAGGCGGATTTTTTCGGATGGTCATAAGTTTTCGTGTAAGGATTATAATAAGGTCCTTTTTGGAAATGGCACAGCCACATATGATTTCTCATAATCTTGCTGTTCATCATTCGCAAGGCGTTTGGACAAATTCCCATGCCATAGTAATTGCGGTTATCTCCACGGTTTTCATCGTTTTTTGCTGTTCTATATATGGGAATCAGCGGCATTCCCGACATTGCACATTCGCAAGCATAATACGCCGCACATTCCCTGTCAAAAACAAAGATTTCTTTTGTGTTTAAAAAACAATAGAAAATAAAGTCTGCTCCTCGAAACAGCCAGCCGGGTTTTTGTCCGGCTCGCTCTCCATTTTCTGTATACTTTGCGATAGGAACGCCATTTTTTCCAAGTTTAAAACCCGGAACATATATTTCGAGAAAAATATTTCCTGTTGTATATGTATCCGCTTTGGCATCAAGTGTTATTGTTTTCCCGCTTGAAGTGTAAACAATAAAGTCAATGTCTCTTTCTTGATACATTTTGACATCTCGAACATCTTCAAATCGTACGAAGCCAAAACGGTGCTTAGCGCAGCAATCTATGAGGAAGTTCCTACAAACCTTTTCTCCTAATAATCCAATTTCTTTTTGCGTTTTCATGTTATAGGGAGTATCTCTTTTAGCGTTTATGATAGGTTCAGCTCTCAAATGACTTCGCATAACATCACCGCCCCTTTCTGCGCCGTTCGTGATAGGCTTTGAGACGTTCACTTTGCGCCTTGGCAGCACATGCCGGGCAGCCGGTATGATTGTCACCGCTGCCGCAGGCAAATGCAATGACGGGACACCACTCCCCTTTTTTGCCGTATCCACAGTTTTTGCATACGAGAAAGACATGCTTCCCGCTGCCGGAAGTGACTTCATCCGGGCTGATTTTATTGAGCGTCGGATGCCACTGCTCCGCAATTTCTGGATGTACGGTGGCAACATCATTCTTGCCCTTAACGACGATTTTGCCGGAGCAGACCGGGCAGCCACCCTTGGTACGACAAGCCGAAGCGACAGTCGGTTTCCATTCTCCATCGCTGCCATAACCGCACACGGGGCAGATAAGTGCTGCACGCTGATTGCTTCCGGCGGTAATATCTGAAGGGGTAAAGCTATTCGCAGTAGGATGCCACATAGCTGCAACTTCCGGGTATTCCTCTGCTACAGTTCCGCGCTTTATGCGGATACGGGGCTCAAAATCACGCATGGTTCTCCTCCTGCTCTTCATTAACAATTTGATTGACGAGATAATCCGTGCAAGCTTTCGTCACATTACTCGCTGTATAGAAGCTCTCGATGGTTTCGAGTACATCGCATACGGTGTGCTCGGTGGTGTGGTATCCCGTCGATGCAAGAAACATCTTTGCTAAAGTGGCGGCATCGTTCTTGTCAAGGCTCCGTACGCGATGAAGAAAACTGAACCGGCGGAACAATGCTGCATCCAACTGGTCAGAACGGCTGGTCGTGCCAATGAGAATGACATCGTTCGGGAGACGGTCAAGCTCCTGCATCAGAGCAATGGTTACACGGCTCATCTCTGCAGCATCATCTTTTCCGCCACGGCTCATGCCGATAGCATCAATCTCGTCAAGGCAGAGCACACAAGGAGAACGCCGAGCATAGTCAAATACATGCCCGATGTTTTGCTGCGTTTTCCCCAGAGCAGAACTAATAAGCCCGGAGAATTTAAGATATACGAAAGGCAAGTCTGCTTTGTATGCAATATATCGTGCCAGTTCGGTCTTTCCGGTTCCCGGTTCGCCCTGCAAAAGCAAGGAACAAGTGTAGTGAATGCCAAGCTCTTTAAGTCGGAGAGAGGCTTTTCTCGTCTTCAGTAGGCGTTCTATTACAGCTTTTTCGGAATCACGGAGCAAATACCGATTTTCCGGGAAATTAGTGACATCTTCTGCCACAAGTAACCCTTGCATGTTATAAGGAAGTTCGATAAGCTCCGGCGCTTTTGCCGAGAGCTGAGAAAGACAGCGGGTCTTGAATTGCTCGTCTTTCGCCGTCGTGATACCCTCAAGGATGATTTTTGCCTGCTGCTGGGCTTTACGAATATCTCCTTCTACTACATAGCGAAGAAGTGTACGGTCTTTATCGTTCATGCTATTACCTCAAAAATAAAAGACCTGCCGCAATATTCGCAGCAGGTCCTGTGTTGTTATTCGAATTTGTATGGGTATTATTTGTTGGAGAAAAAGCTGTCTTCCAATGCTCTGGCAGACGCCCCTTCATCTAGTCCTTCAATAGCGGCGTTGTTTTGATAGCGGAGGGATTCGAACACATAGTTTGTGTCGCCCTGCTTGCGTGCAAAGATACCGCGCTTGGCGTATACTGTGCCGGGAGTCATATCAAGTTCTTTACTTGTCACGAGCTTAATCATTTGCGTTTGACCACTTTGGTCACGAACAGACAGGTTTACATCTGCGTTTCCGTCACAAGGATAATCTTCGGGAAGCTCTACTTCGTAATCAACTACTATAAGCTCGGCATCATCAATGCCGTCTTCCAGCTTGATAGTTTCATCTTCGCCAAATTTCACAGTGGCGTAGGTGTTGTTGTAGGCGATGACATTTTCGATGTAGTCCTCGTTTTCACTTTCCGTTGTGACTTTTGTGATGCGAAGCTTGACGTCGTGCCATTTGCCGTCTGTGAAGGAACCATTTGAAGCCTCTCCCCAATCTCCGAAAGCATACGGCGTGATATGCTCTGCTTCTAGCCAGTTTGTGAATTCTTCTTCCGGAGATTTTTCCGATTCTTTTTCTACGATACTTTTTGCTGAGCCGACAGGAACATCTGCAGGAAGCGTGCTAACGGGATAGCAAGCGGTGAGTGCAAAAGTCAGCGCGGCGCACAAAATTAACCGGATTTTCATGGTTTTCGACCCCATTCCATATGTTCAAGAATACAATAGACAGTCGGGACCTTTAACTGATATTCTTTTGCCAATTCTTTGACTGAGGCACCGGCTTTCCGCTTGGCATAGATTTCCTTGTTGCGTTCCGTAAGGCGGGATGACCGTCGGTTCCGACCCTGCTCCAAGCTGCACAGTCCCGCTTCTTTTGCAACACGGTAGCAGTGAGTTGTGGAGGTTTTGTTCTTCGCTGCAATGTTTGTTACTGACATATTGGCGATATAATCATTCAAGATTTCGGTATCCAGCTTTGTCGCTTTGTTCAGAGCGACAGTACGTTCTTTTACGGCATCTTTGTCAATGGCACGGTAGCAGGTCCGTACGCAGACACCGTACTTCTCTGCCAGGGCAGGCAAAGACATGCCTTTCTCATAATCTGCTGCAATTGCGTTCAGGCGCTGGATTTTCTCAAACCTCGTCATGGTTGCTCGCTCCTTTTTTGCGTCCTCGGCCACGGTAGATTCCGGCTTTGTGGATAAGAGCAAAGCCGTGAGAAGAACAGTAGCCAAACTCTTCACAAATGCTCATAACTGAGCGATTCGGGTCAGCTTTTACAGCTTCGATAAATGTTTGCTGCCGTGCTTCACGAGCCAATTGAGTGGCGTTCGGTCTTTTGGCATCACGTTGTCGCAGATAGTCTTTGTTGTGCTCAGAAAGAATATGGTATATTGTGGCTCGGTGAACGCTATATTCTTTAGCAAGTTGTTCTGCTGGGACGCCATCGGCATAACGATTGACGATTTCTTCATCACGCTTGGCTTTCCAGTCACTGTAATTTGCTTGTCTCTCTTTTCGATTTACGCTTTGCATGGTGCGGTAGCATGTGTAGCGAGATACATCATACTTTTTCATTACATCACGAATCCGCATGCCATTGCGCATATCCCGCACGATACTGGCATTACGTTTTGCAACATCTTCTCGATTCATGGGTTCTCCTTTTTTGCCAAAAAGAAAGGAGCAGGCTCCTTACGAACCTGCTCCTTTTGGGGGAGGAATTTATAGCGCAAAGCGGCGTTTGACCGCTCCGATGCACTTTTTGGTTTACATTCTTAATTCTATTCAATTCGCACAAATGTGCAACACTAAATAGCAAAAAGTATTAAGCCCATTGCATATGAGGAACGTTTGCAAACATAGCAAGGCAAGCCTCGAAATTTTCCTCGATGTACTGTGCAATGTAGTCTAACCGTACACTTAAAATATTGTTGTCATATGGCAAAGTCGATTTTTCTTTGCACATATTTACCGTGTTTGTGTAGATTACATTCGCAACAGCATAAATTCCTTGGAGTGTTTTTACATTATCGCCCTCTTCTTCATAGTAGAAGTAATGAGTAGAGTTGTTATCCGAAACGCCCAATCTTTCTACATTATGGCTGATAGTTAGCACTTCGAAAAGAAGACTGTTTGCAATATACTTCAATTTTTCTTCAATTGGGAGACTATCCCATGATGAAGCACCAGTATCAGTATGGCGTTCATAATTTTCTTTTCCGCTATTGTATTCCCATTCAACAAATTCACGGATACGTAATTTATAACCATCGGGGAGAACTATTCGCATTTTTCCCATAATATTTCACCTCATATTATCGTATCATTTTATTTTTATTGTATGTGATTCGCAAGAAAAAGCAAATATTTTTTGAAAAATGATTGTGAATATGTATGATTACTGCTATGTGTTGTGCTTTTTGGTATATTCTTGCTAGTGCTTAGGTTCGGGTATGTTCATACTACTATCCAGAGCGGCTTCTAACCACTCGCCTTTAGCATCCTTGTCGTTTTCCTTTGCGGCTTCGAGTGTATCTCCACAGGTTAAGCACCCCGGAAGTCCCGGGTACGATGCGACATAGCCGCCTTCCACTGTGTCTTGTTTAACAACAAGTTTGTACACCAAAGAATTATAATATTTTAGCTTTGCTTCTTTTCCAGCCGCTCTTTCCGAACGCATTGTCTGCCGTTTGTAGAGTTCCTTCAGAGAGGTATCTTCATTTTTCTTGATTTCTTCTAAGCAAGTTGCTCTGAAAGCCTGTGCATCCATGCTGTGCAGCTTATCGTAGTGTGCCATATAGTATTCTACAATGTCGGTGTCCCAGAGACGGAACAGATAATTGCTGTAGGCTTCTCTATCGCCGTGTGAAAGCTCCTTCGCGAACTCATCGAGAAGTTCGTCGAGGTACATCTCCAAAAAAGCTCGCTCCATGTCGTTTTCGCTTGGCTTGTCCGAAGAAATTTCATGCACAACCGCATCTGCGTGTTCTCCTTCGCAGTAGTCTACAGCTTCGTTCAGCCCCTGCATAATGTTTTCATATATGTTTATGTTGCGCCTCCGTTTTTTCCAATTATACATCCGGTCGCAATTTTTGGCAAAAGAAAAAGGAGCCACCCGAAGGCGGCTCCAGTAAGATGAGATTTATTTTGCGTTGGGGACATCCGTGTACCGGGCGTAAGGAACAGTGAAGCTAAGCAAGGTCGTCCAGTCTTCGAGGTGTTCCTCCACATAATAGGCGGCGGCATTGATGCGTTCTTCCGGCAGAAGGTCTGCAAACGGAACGCCATCGTTGCCTGTGTCATAGTCGGTCGAAATGTAAAAGTAAATATCCTTGAAATTACGCCACATATTCTTGTCCGGAAGAATGGCTTTTTGGGGTTGTACAAAAATTCCATGATGGTATCTTCGGTAATGTAGGTGACGGTTTTCATGGTCATCCTCCTTGTTGTTATTATTTTGGTTATTTATTATTTTTGGTGGTATTGTTCATACGCGCTTTTAACAACCACTGCTGCAGGTAGGCACGAAGATTGTCAAGGCTTGCAGTAGCCGCACGGCGTATAACCCTGCTCGATGAGCTTCTCACGAGAGCCGGTATATTCCTTGCGGTTTGATTCGCTCATCTGAGCAACGGCGGAGCAGTCCGGCGTATGAAACTTCATGGAGCCGGTGTTCAGAATGTAGGTATTGATGACCTCGTTTTCCTGCTGCGGCTCTTCGACTTCCACTTCGGATACAGAGGTGTCTTCTACTGACTGATGATATTCACCATAGGTGAAGGTAACGTCCTTACCATCAGAAGTACAGTAGATGTCTCCAAGCTCATCTGTGCGGAAAATTTCGATGTCTTTGCTCTGGAGCTTTGCCAATGTGATGTCATGCGGGTGTCCATAGCTGTTGTCCTTGCCGCAGGAAATGACGGCATAGGCTGGGTTCACAGTATCGAGAAACGCTTCGGAAGTGGATGTTCGTGAGCCATGATGCCCAACTTTCAGAACGGTGGATTGGATGTCTTGCCCCGACTGGAGGATAACATCTTCTGCCTCTTCTTCTGCATCTCCTGTAAACAAGAATGAGGTATTCCCGTACACGATGCGCAGTACGATTGAGGTGTTGTTGGTGTCGTCCGGAACGGAATTCACGGCGATAACGGTAACTTCTGCATTGCCCAGTGAGAAGGTATCTCCCACAGATGGAATCGTCAGACCGTTTCCTTTTTCTTCCGCATACTGCTTAAAATTCCGAAATGCTTTGCTGTTGTAATCTGTTACAGGACAGAATGTCGCATCTGCGGTAACGGCCTCAAAAGCACCGGAAAGACCACCGATATGGTCTTCGTGAGCGTGCGTGCCGACAACATAATCCAAATGCCCGTTTGTTTCGCGTTCCAGAACGGAGTATACGAGGTCAGAGTCATCTACATTGCCACCGTCAATGAGCATATAGTGCCCATCGCAGGTGACAAGAGCAGAATCAGCCTGTCCTACATCGATGAAGTGAATGGTGAAGCTGCCGTCTTCCGTTACGCCAGCCGTCTGCTCGCTGTCAGAGACAGGGTTTTCTGAGACGACCCCGGATACAGGAAGACTACCCGAATCAATCGGGGTCTGACCGCAGCTTGTGAAGCTGAGGGTGAAGAGTGCTGCAATTGCCGCTGCTGCTCTCCGTAAGAATAAGTTTTTGTTTTGCATGGGTTCTTTTCTCCTTTCAAATAAAAAAGAGCGGACCTACCCCGGTATGGGATAAGTCCGCTCAAAGAACAGATTATGAATCGTGAAAAGGTAAAAATCTGCCGCGATTCGTATGGTATCTATGTTACAGTATCTATTATATGGAAGTCGCAAGTATGTGCAAGGATATTAGTGTCCTGTGTGCTTGTCGGCTCGGATGTCGTAGTAAATGAGGCTTCCACTTAACCCTGCGCCTTCGAAACATGCTGTGATAGCGTGCTTCGGGTATAGAATGAGCCATTCGGGGTCATAAACCACCTTTGCCCAAAAAAGAATGCTCGCCAAGGTAATGGTGAGCGGCAGAATCACAGTGGTTGTGATTTTCAATGCTTTGATGATTTTTTCTTTTGACATGGTGTCCAAAAGCATCTCCTCAATTTTTTAGTGTGGCTCTTACCACATAGCGCTGGCTGGTTGCTTCGTAATATCCAAATGGATAGCATGTGTACATGTACAAGCGGTCATTTTCATCGGAGAGGTCAACAAGAACAGACCCATCCTCCCCTATTACGGTGCTTGCGTCATCTGTTACGGTTCCTGCTTGCGCAGAATCCACAATGTAGACATATTCCCCGTAATCGGTGGTGACGATAAATTCGTCCCCGACGCTTGCATATTCAAGTAAGGAAAATGTACTGTCGTTGTGAGAACATAAAAGATGGCATCCACTGTATCCGATTTGTGCGGAGCTTGGATACTGATATACGCCGCCACGCTGATTCAAGATAATTTGGTCATCGCCCCAAACCAAAGGAGCGTCTAATCCAATATCGTCGCAAGTGATTGTGCCATACGCCGACCCATAGGTTGCCGGAGTCACATCACCCCACACAGAAGTAATTGCCGGTGTCGGTGTTTCCGTTGGCTGCGGTGTTGGTTCCGGCGTTGCCGTAGGAGCCGTTGTGGGCTTCGGTGATGCCGTTGGCGTAGTAGTTGGAATAGGTGTTGCTACAGAGCTTATGGCGCTGATAGCGCCGCCCTGTGGTGCTGATGCGAGGGGCTTATCGACTCTCGCGCAGGCTGTAACGCAGGTCAGCATCCCCACCGTCACAGCCAACATTACTGCTTTGGTTCTTCGCATAATTGCGTCCTTTCTTTTGCGTACATAAAAAGCCGCCTCAGCCTTTTAGGGCCGTGGCAGCTTTTTGGCGACTGACATAATGAGCCATTTTTGAGTTTCTTCCGAGAGTTGGCGAGGCTTGCATTCCACTTTTTTGCGGATACCGCAAGTGTTTTCACTGTCGTAATAAATCAGAACTCCTACACCGTCCGGAATCTCGTCTTTAACCTTTTTGTATAACTCTGTTGGCATCGCGTAGTAGTTGCAATGTCCCACGAAGTTGTGCCCGTGGTCGGAGTGAAAGTCGCTCACAGAAATCTTGATTTCCACACAGGTGATGACGGTATCAATCGTGTAGGTGTGATTTGTCTTATGAAAATGACACCACCGCTCTGAGCAAGGCTCCTTGCAGAACATCTGGTCAGATGTATCTTTAGGGCATTCAACTTCTTTTGCCATCTGTTGCACGGAAGAGTCTTCTGTGAGAGAAGCCAGCTTACAGGATTCACGCTTAGTCTCTTCCGTAAAGCATTCTTGTACGCGGACAAAATCTACAAGTCCGGATTTTACAGAACCACATTCGACGGGCACTTCCAGAGCGTCAAAGCCTTGTCGGAATGAATCTACACGATACCCTCCGTAACTGGTTGGATTCCAGTAGTGGAGGGCTTTTTCAATATCACGGGTCAGCTGAGTTTTAGGCATATGGCATTACCACAAGATAGTCTGACCGATTTCGACCATCTTCTGACGTTTGCTGTGCAGCAGGAGCAAGCGGTAAACGATGACGGCAACCGCCGCCATGAACAGGCACTTCAGAATTTTCTTCACGAGAATCACCCCTTTCAAACAACTTTTTTGGCTTTCTTGGTTTCGGGTTTTACGATACCGCCGTTGGCATCATAGACATTATACGGGAAATCGCCGTCATTGACGCGCTTGGCAACGCGCTGTCCGGTAGCCGTCTTATAATACTGGTTCAGCCGGTTAGCTGTACGGTAGAAGGCAAACTTTGCATACTGTGTGCCGCGTTTGACACGATTTTCACGCAGCAGTTCGTCCCGCAGCGTGATAGCATAATGCTCGGCTTCATTGTTGGTGAATCCAGAATAGAACACATCCATGAATTTCTCAATGTAGATAGCGGGGACATCGTTCATGGCGGCTACAATGATAGCCGCTGTCGTACCGGCGGAGTTGAGTCCCGGCAGTGTAGCCTTTTTGATGCACTTGGATGTAGATTCGATTTGCGTGCGATACCTCATCAGCCACTCGCTCAGAGCTTCTTCGTGGCTGAGATTTGAGCCTGCGAACAGACGACCAATGAGGTTTGCTGCGGAGAGAATCGTCTTGTTCGTCCAACTCATATCGTAGTCCGACATCTGTACACGATTTGCCATTGAGCGGCTGTTGCCGGAGTCGATGTGCTGAGATTTTGAGGCATTGAAGGTTACATTCATGCGCACAGTCACGCCGGACTCCACGATAGCGAGCAATCTATGCTGACCATCGACCAGCGTACCATCGGAGGCAATAGCGATACCTTGATGTGTTGTATCCCAGTGTCCTTCCTTCATGTCTTTCGCCATCTTCTTGACTTTGGCGTAGTTGATGTTCCGGTTATTGTCGTTTTTTTCGAGCCACTTTTTAGCCTGTTCGGGCGAGATTTCGTAGCCGTCCTGCGTTTTCTGGTTGAAGTTATAGCGTCCCATTTGTGATTACCTTTCTACCCGCGTGGGCATGTGTTTGAGATTTATCGTGTTTCGGAAAATACTTTGTATTTTTAAGAAGAACTTTCCGATTTGGGAATTTACTTTTTCTTATCAAGTTGGCGCTGCATGAGTTCTGTCGTAGACATAGCGCAGAAACCTGCTTCGGCTGCTGCGTCTACTGCCTTGTAGTAGTCGTCCACAAAGAGAATTTGATACGGAGGAATGTTGCAGACCTTGGCGTACATCTGCATGACGGTCACTTTGCGTTCCGGGCTGGAAGTGCCAATCATATCGTAGAACTGGTTTGGGAAGTGCATCTCCAACCAATGCTTTTTGAACGGCAGAGTGATGCTGTCCTGCACGAAAGAGATGCAGTATTTCGGGACATCGGGATGCTCCGCAAGAAACTGCTTGATGAGCTCGTTCGGCTCACCGATTTCGTCGAAGACCCTGTAGCCGTCCTTCGTCTCTACCTGACGGCGAAGCAGTCGTTCCCGATGTGCTTCACCGGTGGAATCGAGGCGCTGTTCACGATAGTGAATAAGCAGGGTGTCATCGAAGTCGAAAAACATCATTTTGATTTTAGAAAAGTTCATAGTAACGCTCCTTTTTCAGTTTCTCGCGGCAGCAATCTCGTGATGAACCACATCTGCCTCCGTCAAGAATATGTCGCTATAGTCATTTTCGTCTATTCCGGGACAAACGATATGCTGATACGGCATTGTACCTTCCTGTTCGATGCTGATGCGCCAGATGCCATGGGAGTAGGCAACGAAAAGCACGGTATCGTCGTCCAAGAACAACCAGACACCGGCAACATCATAGCAGCAGATTTCGTCTTCTGCATAGTTGGAATTGTCCAAACAGACGAGGTCATCGCTGGAACCGTAAATTTTGACCATTTCCCCTACTCCTTTTTCTCATTTTTGGCATAACGCGGCACAAACAGAAACTCGTATTCGCCTGTCTTTGTGTTATGTTTTCGGATAATCGTGCCATCGCGGATGATTTTTACGCCGTCTTTTTTAATGACAGGCTTTTCTTCCCCCACGAAGTGCATGCATTCCAGTTCCTCGATGGTGTAGTTGTCTCGGCGTAGCCACTCGACGCTTTCCGCCACCTCATCAAGTGCCGGAATCACAATGCTGCCAAGCACATTCTTGGCTTCGAACTCATCCATGTCCTTTTGCCTTTCTGCAACAAAAATCTATGTTATATATCCAATATCTCGTGGTTGCATCTGGAAGCCGTAACATTTATCCAAAAACGAAGTCTTTCGTTGCAGCTTCGGCCTCGGCGTATTGTTTTGCATTGCGCAGCGCAGCCCGCTTGACATTCTCCCCACAGCTAAAGCAGGGGGATTCCTGCATCAACCACCACTGCACAGCAACCGAGGTTGTTGCGTCTTACACGATGTCAGACAGGCGTTACTTCCCGTGTGTCCCACGGTACGGTATGGATTAGTTTAAGCGGACTTTTCAAGCCCTTTACGCAAAATGTTAATGGCAGCGTTCTTGTCACGGTCATGAACCGTGTGACAAGACGGGCATTCCCATTGACGGATGCTGAGGTTCTTAACAGCCACATTCTTATAGCCGCAGCAACTGCATGTCTGGCTGCTTGGATAGAATGTAGGTACACGAATTACTGTGCAACCGTACCAATAGGCTTTGTACTCCAGCATACTAAAGAAAGACGACCACGAAACGCTGGAAATAGCTCTTGCAAGTTTATGATTACGAAGCATTCCCTTTACTTTAAGGTCTTCGATGCAGATGGTTTGATTTTCACGCACCAGCATAGTAGACTGTT